TCCACGTCGGTCCGAGGTCTCGATTGTAGTAAATGTACTCGCCTCTCTCGTAATGCGCTATTATTTCGATCGGCAAAACATACTCACCGAGACGCTTCTTCAGCCAGCAAATCTGCCCTTTCTCCCACTTCGTTATATCAACCGCGTCGTAGTAAGCAGCCGATCGTGCCGCCTCAGCTATCGTGTACAAGCTCCTCTCGTCCATCACTCCGATATCGAAATCCTTGTCATACTCAATCAGTGCGCCGTCCCTCACAAGCCCCAGACAAACACCCGCCACCAAGAAGAACTCCTCGCCCACCTCGTCCATAAAGTCCTTGAATTTGAAGAACTCACTCTCCACTCTGTCCATCCCCATTTCCGAAAAGGTGGGTGGGGGAGGTATCTTCTTCTTCGTCATTTGTTCACCTCGCCACGAATCACTTTTTGCACTTCTCCGTAAACTCTATCCACGGACAATCCCTTCAAACACGCAGGAATATCAATATTCTCTTTGGCCCTGTGCGGTCCGGTTCCGAAACACGGCACCTTAAAATCGCAATAACCCTCCTTCAGGTACGGGCAGTTGCCTTGGAGGGGTATCATGCTTTTGAACATCTCGGCAAAGATCTTGCCGTTCCTGTTACTGAAGATAGTGACAGTCGGAACGTCCAGAGCCGCCGCCACGTTGGAGATGCCGCTATCCGGGGACACGACCGCATCTGCCTTGGCTACAAGGGCGCAGGCCTCTCTGAACGTGTAGGCATATGCTCCGCCCTTATCGAGGACTTTCACGTTCTGACCGGAACGTCTGAGCAGCTCTGCGACTTTCGCCATCCCCGACCACTCCTTCAGCTTGTTACTGCCTTTCAGAACGACAACTATGCGATGGTCCCCGCCACTCTTTCCCCACTCGGCTTCCGCCCACCGAAGCTCTTCCTTGGTGGGAAAATACTCAGGCTTGATGTTGCCCTTGATTCCCAAGACATCGAGGTAAATCTTGGAACGTGGCGTTTTCACCTCCCCATGCTTACTTATTTCTTGAAGCTCAACCCGAAACTCGAGGTCGGTGAGGTCTATCTTGAAGTCGTATTTGCCCACTTTCTGGTTAAAGTCCTTGACCGTATCTATGTAAGGATACGTTTTGAGCAAGTTCGTGAAGTCGGAAGGTACAGCATAGGTGACATGCACTTTTTTGCGACCGACAGCCTTCTTCAGTTCACGAGCGACGACGGTGATGAACAAGATGTCCCCGTAACCGCCCATGCGTCGCTCCACGAGTACTCTAGCCCTCCCATTCGACTTCACAAAGCTTCTGATTGAGCTAAGCGTGACACTTCGCGTGTGCTCAAGTCCGAGCTTCTCCAAACTCTGAGGTTCGTGCGGATGGATGCCCCACTTCTCCGTATAGAGCCTGATGTTTTTGTGCCAATTCTTGTCCTTGTTCCTTCTCTCCTCCTCGTTTGTTTTCACAACGCCCCCAAGAGCGTGATAGTAGACAGCATCACGGCTCCGGAGGAACTTCCCTCCCGCAAGTCTTATCCTGAGAGTGTAATCGTTGTCCTCGATGTATCGCGGCGCAAACCGTTCGTCGAAGAAGCCGACTTTCTCAAGGCATTCCCGACTAAAGATGGTGCACGAGTACGATCCTGCGGGGATGTCCCTAATCTCTTCGTAACCAACCTCCGTCTTTGCCTCGTCAACAAGCCACGGGGCGCAAGAGTCGAGCGGTGTCGCCATGATTCCCCATCCCTTTGTCTTCTCGGCACACTCGACGAGCTTGTCAATCGTGTCGAATCGAAGAACCAAATCGTTATTCAGCAAGATAAGGTAATCCCAATCTCCCTGCAAGAATTTCGCGATTGCGATGTTCTGCGCCTCGGCAACACTCGATTTCTTTGAGACGAACTCCACTCCTCGAGTCTTCAGCCATTCCGCGGTCCCGTCCGTCGACTCGTTATCGACAACAAAGATGTCGTAGTCATGGAAGCTACGAATGGAGTCCATGGCTTTCGCCGTCCATTCCAAAAGATTGTACGTCAACATGGCAACAAGAACTTTCTTGACCTTCGTACCTGAGTTGAGCACGGCATCCGCGACGAGAGACGGCTTGAGTTTCTTCAGGCAGTCCACGTAGTCAACGTCCTCCTTCTCCTGCGTAGTTGAACCCGGGAGACAATCAATCGTCCACCAACACGGAGATTTCCCATGAGGACAAGGTGCCTGGACGTAGGTAGCCTTCTCGTAGTCTTCGGTGAATATAGACCCCTCGGTGTATCCGAAGACACCGACTACCCGCTTACGCAATGCGCCTGCAAGATGGAGAACGGACGAGTCCGGGGAGACGATAACGTCGCATTGCTGGACGAGGGCGGCCATCTCCCTGAACGAATACTTGTATTTTCCGGACGCCCCAATCTTCTCGTCCAAAACGATCGTCCCCCACCCCCGCTCCTTCAAAATCTTCCTGACCTTCTCCATGTGAGGATACGTCCTAGACTTGACGCTGGAATGGCGTTGAAGCCCCGCACAGGGCCGCTGTACGCCTTTCATCTGCCGTACAGCCCATGATTCTTCCGATTTGGAAACGACGTACACTGGGGCTCTGTCAATCAAATGCAGCCCTAGCTGTTCTAGGAAGATGAGCGTCCTGTTCCTTCTGTTCCGCTCCTCCCAGTCCTTTGGCTCACACTTCAAGTCGACATTGTTCACGTCGAGATTGACGTCGTACTCCTGCGCAGGCCGCTCCGTGTAAACCTTTCGCACGTGCGGGTTGTTCTCCCAGACGCACACGTATTCAGGAGCCGTGAGGACATCGACAGTCACCTTGTCCCCAAGAGCTTCGTGATAGGCTCTGGGAATCGTGGTGATGAGGAGCTGATCACCGATTCCGTGAATCGTTCGCTCGACGAGGACGCTTAGGTGGCCCTTTGTTGCGATAATCTCCTCCATATCCTTCTGTGCGTTCCAAAGTTCGGGGCTGAGGAAGTATTTGCCGATGTCCATGTCGCCGATTATCTGCTCAAACTTGGCCTCGCCCGGTTGGAGGATAACGGGTTCCTGGTTCGAGTCGTAGTAAATCTCGGGCGCTTTTCCCTTGTTTACGTACAGCCTCCCGTGCGGCAACTTGAATACTCCTCCTTTTTTCATCTTTCCTTCCACATAACTTTGTCGATCCCCTTCTCTATCTCCTCCCAGATGTAGGCATGGTCAGCCTTCATGCACCTCACCTCACCGTCGCAGTTGGAGCGAGACTCAAAACACGGCTCGCATCCAATGGCCCGGCTCAGCGAGATTTCATAAACCCCGTCCGGATAGAGAGGATGGTAGGAAAGTCGTTCTGACCCTCTCGTCGGCCCAGTTATGAGAACGGTGGGAGTCGCAAGAAAATGCGCAATCCATAGCGGGGCTGTGTCCATCGTGACAAGGACACGGGCATCTCTCATGGCTTTAAGGAGGTCGGCGTCGGGGACGCGCAGGTCATCGCAGACGTGCAGCACTTTCCTAAACCCTCGACCCCTCAGCTTCTTAGTTATGTACTCTGCCGTTGGTTTGGGGAGTTGCTTCACACGATTCCTCCCTCCCGAGCAGAAAACACCTCCCGACCTTCCGATCCAATTCGTTTGGAGCGACCAAACTGGCTGTCTCCTCGTTGGGAGTCCGAGAAACTCCCTGTAGATATCGACCCTGTGCTTCCGAGAGTACTCTCGTATCCTGTGATCCCGTTCCAAAATGCCGTCGAGGAGTATTCCCAAATCGTACTTCGACTGCACTAGCCCGTGGTAGTTTCCGACAGCGTCGAAAGCGCCGTCGACAAGCTCCAGGAAAATCGAGCTTTCGGTAATCTCGGGGCGGGTTGCGAGGGAGAAAATCTTGTCTGGGTATCTCTCCCGTAGCTCGCGCACAACAGGAATTAGCATGAGGACGTCGCCAAGAGCGAAGTTTCTTACAAGAAGAACGCTCGATGCGTCGGCGAGGCAGTCCTCGACAGAGTCGACAAGGGAACAGTTCAGCCTATCGAGGGAGGCTTTCGAAACACCCTCGATGTCGGCCACAAACCGAGTTGGGACTTCGACTGGGTCGCGCTTCCAATCGTAGAAGACTTGCAGACCCCCACCGTTGTAAAACACTGCCATGTCACCTGCCCCGGGCGCCATGCCCTAAGTCCGCATGGCACCCGTTAACTCAAACCTTGCCGCTAAAAAATCTGTCTGCGCCTCTTTACGAGGTCACGAGAGTAACTGTCGCCAGTCCGTCCTTGATGAGGGTTCCGTATGCAAACCTGCTCATCAAACCTCTACGAGGCTTGAAGTCGTTGGCGTCGATGATTTTCGGCGTCATGTAGAGCGGGATGTAGGGAGCGTAGAACCCGACGGCATCCGACCAGTTGTCTCCCTTGTATCCGAGCAGGAGCTTGTTCGCGTTGGGGAAGAAGGGGTCTTTGTAGACCTTGAACCTGTCGTTCAGCGTGCCAACAAGATGGCGTCCGACCCCGAACTCGTAGGGAGAGGCGGTGGAAGAGATCTTGAACTCTTCCAGCTTTTCGAGCCTGACTATGGCGTCGGGATGGCCGATGATCCAGTTGGCGTAGCGATACCTCTTTTTGAAGATGAGGTTTGAGGCGTCGATGATGGCCTCGTACAAGGTCTTCTTGTACTCTTTTCTCTCGAGAGTCGACTTGTCGTCAGCCAGGAACCCCGTGGTGTTCCAATTGACGTTTCCGGCTCCGGTCCCCGAACCCGTGCCTGTGCCTCCGGCTCCGGCCAACAGCGCGCTGATGATAAGACCGTCGATTTCCCTGACGATCTCATCCTGCAGAATGCGCATAAGCTCGGTCTCGGCGGCGAGCCTGTGGTAGGCCTGGAGATCTTGCTCCACCTCCACCGTCCAGATAGCTTTCAGCTTCTTTTCGATAGCGGTGACGGTCTCCTGAGTCACCTTCATATCGATTTCTTTGACGCTTTCGCTACCTTCGGTCGAGGTCGCGTAGCCGTGGGTCGTGCCGCCCTTGCTGTCGTACACAGAGTCACCCGCGGAGATTCCGCCTGCCGCATAGTCGGTGCCGTACTGGAAGTCGAGATAGAAGATTTTGGACGTGGGTTGGGAGATGGGCTGCACGGACACCAAGTCCATGGCGATGAGGCGGTTGAAGACCTTCCGAACGAGGGGCATGGCGATCGTGGTGAAAGAGAAGTCCTGCCCGGTGGGGAGTGTGGTCGTGGTTGTCTCGATGAGATGGTTTGCTTCGTTTTCGAGAGCCTTCGCAATCACCCAGTCACGGGAGAACGGCTCGTACTCGAGTTTTTCTTGGTCGAGGTCCTCGATGAGTGCCTCGTAGCTCTCGCTAAAGAACTTTACGGGGTCTTCCTTGAGGAGCCGAGCTTCGGGTGTTTCAACGTGCGACTCGAACCGTTCTTTGAGCGATTCGTGGATAGACTTGCTCATTGTTGTCCTCCTTTTTTGATGCCAGCTCTGGCTTGCATCCGTTCTCTCAGCTTGCGTTCACCGTCTTTGTCTGTCTCTTTTTCGCGTTTGCCCCTACCTTTACCTTCGACATCGATTTCGCCTTTCTGGACCGCCTCGATGAGTTCCTTGTAGTTCTTGAGTCCTACGTCGACCTCATCGACGGTCTTGGCGTCCTCGAGTCTGCTACGAATCAGTGTCCTCAGCCCCTCAGGCATACCTTCGGTCTCCTTCTCCAGGTGGGCCTGCACCTCAGCCTTTGCCTTCTCTTCCTCGATTTCGGCGAGCTGGTCTTCCTTCTCCTTCACCGCCTTCTCCAACGTGCTTTTCTCTTTCTCCAGCTCCGCAACCCTGTCTTTCAAGGCTGCGATTTCGGCATCTTCTTCCTCGGAAGTCGCCTTCGGGAGGTAGCCGTTGTCTTTGAGGGTGCTCACGAAGATCTCGATAACACCGAGGTGCTTTTCGATTTCCGCGTCTTTCTCAGCGATTTCGGCCTCGAGTTCGGCCACTCTGCTCTCCAGCTCCTCTTTTTCCTTCTTTTCCTTTCCTTTGTTCTCCTTCAGAACCTCCTCCTTCAGCTCCTCCAGCATCCCCGACTTCTCCTCGGCGATAAGCTCATCGACGAGGTCGGGATAGAGTTCCCGCAGTTCTTGAACAGAAGTAGGCGTTTGCTTGCTCATGCCATTTCCTCCTTCAGATGTGCCTCCCAGATCGTCCTTGAATTGCTCCATTATCTTCGTAATGCGAGCAGGCCGGACGCTGGGATCGATGACGAAGTCGAACGCGTCGAACTGAAAGCCCGGCTCGACGACTTCGACCTCACCGTACCCTCGCTTCTTCACCATTTTTGACCGACCTCTGCCACGTGAGGAAAAACCCGGGCGGCCTCCCGCCCTAACAATCTCCTGAAGGACTTGGCCCGCAGGGGTGTTCATAACAAGCATCTCGCCCATTAGCTGTTTGTCGTTCTTCGGATTCCACCATAACTTGGTGATGAGATGAGACGTGTCCTTGAGGTGACCACGCCATTCGGGATGGTCGACCTCTCCAAAAGCCCGATGTGGCATTTTCTTCTCGAGCTTTTTGACGGCGGCCTCAAGGACGGCCTTTGGATAGATGCGCTTGTTACGATTTACCGTGTCAGCTTCCTGCACCACACCCTGTATTCGCATCCTCTTTGTGCCTGTGGCTTTGTCTTCCTGTTCGGTGTAGGTCAGGTCTGACCACAGGACCTCTTTTAGCTCCCTATCTGCCATACAGAGCCTCCTTCGATTAGAATTGCAACCTATCTCATTTCCATTGTCAACCCCTTTCTCCTAAAAAACGCCTAACAGTTTCCCCAGCACCGCTACGACCAAACCGCCAGCTAGGAAACCTTCACCTCGCCTCTGCCATTCTTTTGCTTTGAAAGCTCGATGAAGTGTAGCCTCAGCCTCCTCTCTCTTAACCAATGCCTCTTTACAGGCGTTCAGCGTCTCGTCCTTTATCCTCAACTCCTTGCGCAAGTTGAACTCCACTTTTTCAAACCCGGCAATGACCTTTGCCTGCTCCTTCGATATCTCCTCTTGCTTCCGGAACGCGGTCTCAAAGTACTCGCCTGTCTTGAATCTAAACAACGTGTTGTTTGCACCAACGCGTGTCAGGCGGAAATGACCAGAGAGTGTAAACGTAATCTCGTCCTCGCCGATTCGCTTGCCTATCTCGACGACAATGTAGTTGGCGGGGGCGGCTTTGATGGCCTTCTGTGCCTGAATGAGTCGCGTTTTAAGTGTGACCTTCTCGGCCTCCAAAATCTCAATCCTTCCCTCGGCTTCGACTCTTTTCGCCTTCTCCTTTTCAATCTCGGCTTCCAAGTCGAATATCTGCCTCGTCGCTGAATCCTCCAGGTCGTCCAGAGCCTTCTTAGCTTCCACCGCCTCCTTGTCTCGCTCCTGATAGAGGCTGTACCACTTGTTGGCTTTTCCTCGTTCGAACCACCAAAGTACCACCACCACTACCAACACGACCAACGCCGTGTAAGTAAGGATCGTCTTAATTCCTATCTTCACTCGGCACCTCCCTTCGATTTTCACCCGCCAGGTTATGAGTGAAATTTTTTGGATTCATAACTTCTAACATAACGTAAGTTACGACCGCGATTTTCCGTCTGGTTATGAGTGAAACTTTCGCCTCCTACAGAATTTTCGGCACAGAACGTCTCCCCGAAAGGAGGTCCCGACCCATCTCGGAAGAAGCTAGTTGCTTGAAAACTGTTTCGAAGCCGTCAGCATCTATGTCTAAGACACGGACTTCGGTCATCCACACACCCGACCTATACCGCCCAGTTCGATACCTGACCCTCTTCCTACGCAGGGCGTTCCAAAAAGTGAGTGAGACCGTAAACTGGGGGTCGCCACTCCCGTACAGAACCTTGCCCGATTTTGAAAGTATCGTCATGAGCGACCTCCCGCCTTTTTATACCGTCCGAACTTACGGTCGAACCAGCTACGCACCTCCGGAGCCACCCTATCCGTTCGCCCAGACCACCACATGGAATAACATTCGGCAAAGTACTCGTTGGGGCTGTTTAACGAGTAAAATGTGGGATAAGGAAAGCTCGGCCCTTCCCCTTTGGAAAACGCCTTGCTACGCTTCCACCATTTCTCAATTTTCTTCCGATCGACATCCGTCAAAATTTCGTGCCACACAGCGTGTCCCACCTCGTGGAAGACAACGAATCCCGAAGTGTCCTCCTCAACTCCGAGCAGAGCGAGCGTCCGAGTAAATGGGTCATAGAGACCGGCTATTTCCCTGCCGGGAGGCACGTTAGCTAGCTTTCGAAAGTCGGATTGGGTGCAGAGCTTCCACTCCCTAATCAGGCCCGTGTGCTCTTTGGGGAGGCGTTTCAAATGCCGTTGGTATGTGTCATAAATGCGATCCGCAAGTTGTTGCCGAAACTTCGGGTCTTCTGCCATCCAAGATTCAATTCCCGGCATGATATCCAAGTCAAACTCCTCAACGCTCCGCATTGCAGCCTTCATCAACTCATCGGGCTCTGCCATCATTATAGTTCGCGAGGGAGTTCGGAAAACCGTCCCATCAGCACGCCTTATATAGACGCCTTTTCCTTTCTCAACCTTCTCGACGGTGCCCACGAAAAGCCGTTTCCCTTCAACCGTCCAGATTTCCGCGCCCGGTTTAAGGCAAGGGCCCAACACCTTGTACTGCTGAATACGGCTCAGGGATGGGCGCTTTACCTCTCTTATGATGGGCACAACCAAACTCCTTTAACGATGTCGTAGCCTTTCGATTTCAAAGATTCTGCTATCTTGATAACGTCCTCAACAGAGAATCGCGGCACGACCCTCACGTTGTACGCCTTAGCCAGCTTGATAATCTCGGCATTGAGCACACGACGTTGAGCGATGAATTTCGCTTGTTCGGCTCCCCTCGTAAGAGCAATCTTCGCACGCAACACATAGAGCTGGTCGTACAAGTCGTCAAAGAGGTTTGCAATCGCCTGGTCAACCTCCAGGCCGTCAACGGTTCGCACTATCACCGTCGACTTCTCGAGGCCCGTGCGAGAGATTCTCCTGCCCACCTGTCCCGTCCCCGGCACATATGTTACAAGCTGGCAGTAACACTGGTGCAGACATTGGGTGTCTCCGGCCCTCGGAACGGTGGGCAGGGTGTTTCTGTTGTAAGGGGAGTGGGCTGCGATTTCCTCGCAATCTCCGCAATGGTCACCTGAAGGCAAGCCCAGCTCCCAATGGATTTGCACAGTCTCGGGCGAGCCTGCAACGTAGCCATTCCAGAACTGGGCGTCGAGGGACTTTGCGTAGTTACTGACCCTGGTCATTGGGTCGAGACGGCTCGTGCCCCTGGCAGTCTGGGTAAGGAACCTATTGAAAAACCTCTCCTCGGCCCGCCTTGCCGCCACAGCAAATTTGGCATCGACTGCTGTGAGTCCGATGTCTTTATAGTAAGGGTTGCCCGCACGCATGGCTCCGAGTCTGAACGCCGACCTGTAGGTAGTTGTCGCGGTGTTGCGGAATTTGAGGAGCGCCTGACGGTGGTCTATCTTTCCTGCCTGGAAGTCGGCAAGGATCCCCTTCAACTCCCTGTCAAATCGCCGCCGTAGGGAGCTGTACTGAGCTATCGAGGAACGGTGTGCCCCCAAGTCGAACCCACCGACGCTACCATGAGCCGTTGTGAATATGTCACGTTCTGGGTCGAGATCTTTAACCTTCGTCGTGATAGACTTCGCCGACTCGTTGAGGACTAGTAGGTCGAGGGTGCTTAGCCCAGGCGCCGCACCCAGCGTCCCGTTGACAGCTTCATCCATCGTTTCTCGAATTGAAACCACGCCCAGACTGTTGGATCAGGCTTGTCGAGTTCCAACGCCTTGAGATAGTAGTTTCGCCATTCCTCTATCAAAGACACACGGTAATTGAAGAGCTTACGAATCGCAGACGACACCTGAGCCAACGTTTTGACCTCGCCCATCACCCTGAATCCGTGCTTTTTGATCCAGGCTCGAATTTTGTCGGGCGTCCACTTCCGCTTGTCGAAGAGAATAGACTGAACCAGCATCTTCTTCTGCTTCTTGTGAAATCCGTAGACGACCATGATGCCAGAGCCTGGCTTTCCGAAAGGCTTCATCCTGAATCTGGAGAACTGCCCTGGAGGTCTCTGTCGCACGCGATAGTACTTCGCAGTTTTCGAGCCTGGGTCGATTCCTGGCTCGAAGAAATCCCCAGGGTTTTCCCATCCAACCTCGTACAAGAATTCATAGGGCGTCATCTCCTCGATGAATTCCTCTCCCAAGCCCAGGGCCTTCGCAATTCTGTCAATCTTCTTCCTCGCCGCAGCGGGTATCCTCATCGGCTTGCCTGTCCTCGCCCCTGCGATCGCAGCGATGGCAGCCCTTACGCCGTGGTAGTTTATCGGTCCGGCCTTCCGGTACATTTTCGTTTTGGGATCGATGCCTCCAGCTCCCTCGCGGTACGGCAACTTCCATGTTGTCTTCTTCTGCGGATCGCCAACCACCAGAAAGCAAGCGGCGGGGAGCCTGCTCTTGATGACCTTTCCCCAAGGTTTGTAAGAGACGGGAATACCGCCCACCGAGGTTACCCGTTGTCGCTGCTCCCGCCCAGGTCCGGGCCTCTCAACTCTCCTCATCGTCCCTCCGCATTTATCGCACTTGATATCAGCACAGTGTCCTTCAACGCTCACCTGCCACCCGCATTTGATACATTCGCATCTAACTTTTTGCTCCATTCCCATTCTTTCCTCCGATCTTGAATTTTCTCACCATCACCCGTCAGGTTATGAGTGAAATTTTTGGATTCATAACTTCTAACATAACGTAGGTTACGGCCATGATTTTCCGCCAGGTTATGAGTGAAAAATTTCGGCCTCCTTCCCGCCAACCGTCACTCAACGTCGCGCTCCTTGTCCTGTTCGCAAAGCGTTTTCTCGAGTGCTTCAATGGCATTCTCAAGATTGCGTTTCTGCGCATGGAGATTCTTCATATGCGCGACTATGCGATCGTAACGTTCTTGAATCCTTGCAATCCTCTCCTCCACCACCTCATACTTCCTCTTTAAGTTGACGAGCGACTTCTGTATTTCCGTATCTTTAGGCATCAAGTCATCTCCGACTCTAGGATTTCCAGAATCCGTTTGAACTCCTCAAAAGACTCAGGAAAGGGGATAATTCCTTCCTCAAAGAGACGCATAAGCAGGCGAAGCGCCTTCGGCGCGGCACTTTCCGAACTAGACCCCTCATATAGCCACGTGGTCGTCGGTGGAAACCAATGACAATCGTGCAACGTACCCGCAGGCACCCACTGCGCACAGTACGGACAGGTCCAGCCGCCCGTATACGTCATCGTTCCCTGCTCCTCAAAGTCAGTCGCCTTTAAGTTAGCCATCAATTACCTCCGTTCACGACCTCAGGATAATATGCCAGTGAAGGTGGTCGAGTATTTTCCTCTGTTCCTTTCTGAATCCGGCAAATCGATTCCTGAACACCCTGCTTATACGCAACGATCGATATGTGTCGTCAACGACCACCAGGTTATGAATGAAATTTTTTGGATTCATAACTTCTAAAATAGCGTAGGTTACGACCATGATTTTCCACCAGGTTATGATTGCCAATGTCCACTCCTACGTCTCCGCCTTCGATTTCCTTCGCCTCGTTTTACGTACCTCCCTCTCCATGCTGTCGAACCTAGCCGAGCAAGTGGCTAATCTTGTAGCGCATTCCTTTCCAATCTCGCTCAGCCTGTTCGCCGTATCTCGAATGCCCAAGGAGTTGTTCTTCGCCTGTTCAGACAAAAAGGAGAGTGTGGTCTTATGCGCCGCAAACTCCACCTTTAGCTGTCCCACGCACCTGTCCACCTTATCAAGCTTCGCAAGAATCGATGACAGCATCTCCCTCTCCGACATGCCTCTGGGAACGGGCGAAGGCCCCGGATTGTTTTTTGTTCCCAACTTCTCCACGGCCCATCTGATGAATGCGATCGCCTCCTTGAGCAAAAGGAATCCGATCCCTCCAGCCATGATGTACGATAGCTCCTTGGATATCGGCACCTTAACTCTCCTTCTTCTTCAAAACGACATCTGTGACTGTCAGTGCACCTGTGACGAAACCGAGAGCGTAGGTGTGCCACTTCACGTATTCGGCCCACCACGACAAATCCTTGCCTTGGAACAGAGTGATGTAGAACACCGTATTCACCAACACGGCCCAGATTGCGGTTGCGAGATAACGGCGTCCTCCAGCAGATGCGATCTTCTTTCTGATCTTGCTCAAAACGCGCCTCCCTTTAGTAATACTCGTATCGCCTACCTTGCAACCTGGCCTTTATCGCTTTTTCGCCCTCTCGAATGAGATTTTGAAGGTGGTCGTCTGCCTCGATCCGCCTCAAAACGTCATCGAGTTCCGAATCGGTGAGCGCACCTCGAACCTCTCCACCTTCCCTTCCTCTACCTCTCGATTTCTGCGGGTCAACGTCGGGCTTCTTCGGCTCCGGCTCTCCGCCAGTAGGTTGGGGCTTCGGGGCGGGGGTGGCCTTCGGAGCTGGCTTCGTCGTGGGCTGGTCCTCCGCTCCCATCATGTCAAGTAAGGTCTCGGCCTCCTGCGCAGACAGATTCATAAACAGCTTCTTGACGATCCACTCCACCGGGAGTAACATGCCAACCTCGCCGTAGATCTTGACACACTCAGCCTTGAGCTTTTCAATTTGCCACCGTGCCTCCTCGTCCGCCTCGCCGAGTGCGGGAAACTTTATCTTCCACGAGAACGAGTTGGGATCGACGCCCCGGAGGAGAAACTCCGTCTTGTAGATTTTCTTCAATCCCCGCGACAGGGCTTGACGACTGCGCTTGACGGCCCGGGTAAAGGCGACGTTCTGCTGCATCAACGTCGCCTTTGCATTGACATCCCGCTCAAACCCAAGATACGCTTTCGGCACCTTCGTACCAGCGAAGAGCTTGTTGTGGAAATGTTCCACATCCTCGATTTTCCCCAGGTGACGCTCGCCACCAACGACCGTGTAGTCGGAGTTTGCGCCTCCTTTCCGTACCGGTATGAAGATGTCCTCCTGCTGGTTGAGCGGATCGAGTTCCGTCTTGAGTTTACCAGACGAGTCGAAATACTTTTTGCGACGATTGATGATTTTCAAACGACGTATGAACCGTGCCGCTTCCAGTTCCCCCATGCCCGTGACATCAACCTTGTGAACGCCCCGTTGATTCGCCCTTGTTACCCTGGTGACGATTAGAGTGTCCTCCAGCATCCGCAAGATTCGAAACGTCCTGCGCATCTTGGCTAACAGCGAATAGTTGACGCCGTAATCTTCCTCGCCGACCTTGAAATGCACGATTTCCCAGGGGGCGAACTCTGCGACTATCTGCATCATCTCCCTGTCTCGCTGAACCCACGGGATGTCATTGTCGATTCTTCCTTCCTTGGTGTAATTCAGGAAGATCTCGTCCTGCGGCAGGAACTTCAGCTTGACAATCATCATCGGCGCGGCGACCACCTCGTAGAAGGCGTCTCCGTACTTGATGATGTTCCGCGCAATGAACCATGTACGGGGCTTCAGCTCGAGCCGGTTCTCCAGCTCCTCAACGATCTCAGCTTCGCGTTCGCGCCTCTCCTCGCCAAACTCGATGTCATAAACCTCGTCTCCAACTGACGTGATGAAGTCTGCGTGGAGGTCGAGGGCAGAAGAGATCTCCACAATGTCATTGTCCATGGAGTCGTAGTCGTCGTATTTGGAGAGTCTATCGGGACGCGGATCGAAAAGTTTTGCGTCCTCCCAGCGATATGTTTCCCGCTCGGTCGTGATGAGACTTCTCAGATGCTCAGGCGTGACCTTTTTGAAAAGGCGCGTGACCTTCTGGATCAGGCTTAGCTTCTGAGTCACGTTCTCCATCAATTCCTCCTAAACGAGAGTCCACACCTGCACCCGAAGCAAGCCCTCTCAACAAAGCCTACTAGCTACAATTTCCATTGTCAACGACTTTTTCCGCGCCCAAATCCCAAAGACTCGAAGGGCCGTTCTCAGTTCATATCATCTTGGTCAGGAACATAAACCGCCTCGTCCCCACCTGCACTCACCTTCACCGCACGGACTTCCAGGCCATCCGGCGCTCCCTGCTTCAGAGTCTCCTCGACGCCTTCGAAAATGTATCGAGCGACCGTCCATGGAGTTGGGCTGACCTCATCGAACGGCTCGTACTTGTTGATGGTGTCGTGCTCAAACGGTGCAATTATCCGCACGATGGCCCGTTGCAGATCGCGCGGATGGGCGATCATGCCCAGTTCGTCAACATCGTCCCTCGTAAATGTCACTTCGACGTGCCACGTATGCCCGTGGAGCTGGGCCTCGGCTCCCTTGATGCCCCGGCAAAAATGGGCCGAGTCAAAGGCTGCCGTCACCCTTGCTACGTACATCTCTGTCCCTCCAGCTCAGGCCAAACTTTCGCCTGATGGTGCGCAGCCGCTCCGTACTCATTCCAAACCGTTTCGCAACGTCTGAAATTCGTAGCTCCGGAAACTTTTGAAGCAACTCCTCGGAGCGTCGTGCGTACCACTCATGTTCTTTGTCCGTCATCTGGTGTATTCTCGCCATCAATTCCCCGCATGTCTTGGCAAGGAGGCCTCGGCGACCTCCACCCACCGACGAACCGTGTTATACGAGACTCCCTTGCGACGAGCTATCTGCGCCCAATTGAGTCCGTATTGCTCTTTCAATCGAAGACACTCCCTTCCCAGGGCGGCTCTGTCTTCCTCACTCAATCTATGAGGCATCGTGTTGAGTTTTGCCATGGATGATTCTCCTCCGAAAGGAATCCGAACCTCTCTGAAGTTCGCTTCACCCACACCATTCCGCCTCACTTCTCCCACACTAGGTATCCCAACAGCAGGGCGCCAAGACCGAGCGCCATGTAGGCGGCCCAAAGCGGCATTCGCGCCGCTACCATTGTCGCAACCTTCAGAAGTGCTCCGACAAAAACCACGGTGATAGCTATCACCAACCCAGCCGCAATTGTGCTGGTCACGACTTCTCGAAACGACACCTCACTCCTCATTTCTTCTCCTTTCTCGGAAGTACCAGAACCATCCTCCCCCATTCATTCCCCCTCCTTCATTCTCCCACCTGCCGACGGCGCAATCTCTCTGAAGTCGCGCGTTTCGAGATGAGCCTTTGCTACTGAGAGCGACTCCTTGAGGGAGCGTGCCGTTGCAGTCCGCGTCCGCCCCTTCCCACCAAGAGTCAGCGAGAAGGTTCCGTCATCGTTGAGTTGGATTCTGACCCATGCTGTTTCCATAGCCTCTCCGTTGCCTTCCAGGCGTAGATGAATTTACTGGTCGACAAGGAGCGTAGTCTGATAACGAGCTTTTTTCGCCATAACATCCGCAGCTCCCGTCGGCTCAAACCCTCACCTGAGTAGATGACACCCTTCTTTCGAAACGCTTCCTGCGCCTTTTTAATGACGCTAGGAAGGTCCTTGTACTTACTCACCTTAACCTCCTATTCTTCAAACTCATCGTCATCCTCCATTTCGGCTCCAAGCGTTTCATCGTCCCAAAACTCTGCATCTTCCTCGTCCTCTTTAGTGGGGGGCAGGCCGAGGAGCCACCTCTCCGACTCTCTAGCGAGCCTTTCCTCATCTGTCATGGGTTCCACGACGATTCCCTCGGTTACCTCGTCAACGAGAGACTCCTCCTGGTTCGTTATGGCGTTCCATACTGCCCCGGCGAGGGCGTCGGCTACGTCTTTCGAGTTGTGCACAAAAACACCTGCGTTGAGGGCAAAATTGTGATACTTTTCAACTTCAATATCCCAAACCTCCTCCACCCCCATATACCGTTTTGCTATGATACGGTGATTCTGCTGTCTCGACGTTCTGTCTGCATAGTGACCATCTATGGCCCACCGTCGCTTCGGCTCTATCGAGGTGTGAGCCTGTCTCGCCAAGCTATCAAGATTTTCAGGTGTGTTGTTCCGTTTGTTTCCGTCAATGTGATGAACCACACAGCCCTTCTTTCTTATCCCAAATTGCTCTGCTACAAGGTGGTGAACAAGCTTTCTCTCCCGAGTCTTCAGCTGCCAAACTCTCTCGTAGTCAAACCAGCCTCCCTTGTGAGAGATGCTGCGATAAAGGGGAAAGAGAGAAGTCTCATTAGGTACAATGTCCATCGCCTTTATGTAGGTACCATCAGCAGTCATGAAGAGATGATCAGGCGTACACCGCACGACGCTGTAGTTGTCCAGCACCAACTCCATGACTTGCCTTCGTCCCGTCACCCGAGCATTCTTCCCCTTTCCAATAACTATCATCCCGTCATCATCGACCGAATAGACCCAAAACGATTCTCTTTCGGCCAGCTCTTTTATCATCGGCTCTGTCCCATCCAGCAGCGATATTCTCGTATCCCCCGTGAAGCACCCGTTAGGAGGATGGTCGACTTTCCCTGTTTTTGGATCGTACATCAACTGCTGTAGCTCACGGATCACGGGCTTGTACTCGTAGCACTTGAGCCTTCCTTCGTAGATGACCTCCTTCAGCAGATGGTACTGATCCGCTGTCCTATCAACGGACAGGTGGCCGACGATTCCCTCCCCGAATCGCTTTTGAAGCGTCTGTTGCGACTGCTTGCTCTGGTACTGGTCGTAGGTGATTTTGTGAAACCTGAACCTCGCCCTGTCCCTCAGATCGTAGATGAGGTTCCGCACATCCTCAATCTGAATCTCGCCATCCATCGGTGGGAGAATTCTGAGGATGAGGTCGACGTACACTATGGGCACTATCTCTTTTGTGACGTAGACGCTACGGTCGTCTTCGTGGCGTCGCTGTACTTCCTTCATTTCGCCGATATGAACGACGCAGACCCCCGTCGCGTCCTGACTAGTCCCTAGGTCCACGTGTGCGTACCTCGGCGCTCTGTGATGGAGCTTGAGCCTTGGAGGCCTGAGGCGCTTGCCAGCCTTGCGTTCCTTCTCCGTTGGAGGGTTAAAAAGACGCCACCAGTTGAGAAAATCCGGTCGCGTTAACTCCGTCGCCTCGACACCATCGGCGTACTTGTCGTCGTGAAGCAACGGAATTGTCTTGTCAGAAAACGCCTCGAGGATCGCATCGTCGTTCGTCATGAATCTGTTAGACGACCTCACGTTTTCGCCTATCACGTCCCTTACTGCCCCCTCCAAATCTCGTTTGAAGTCCGACTCGTACTCGACAGGCACCGCAACAACTCGCCCTATCCTCTTCCACTTCTCAACGTCCTTCTTTGTCTTGCAGATGCGTGGCGGATGGGAGGCGTCTCCCACGAAGACGTACATCTTTCTGCCCGAGAACCTATGGGCAGGTTTTGTCTCCCATTCCGCGTGCTCGATTACCATTGTATCCTTGTCGTTCTCCCGGGCCACTCGCTCGAGAAAGTCGTCAGGGTACTTCGCCGACGAGTTGAGGATGAGCATCCCAGGCACCCTGCCGTGGCGTTGATAACGAGACTTCATTCGCCGCCATATGCTGTCATGCAGTTTCTTCGCCTGGTCCCACTCCCGCTCTGCTGGCGAGCGGATGCGCTTGGATGTCGTCGAAACGAGGAAGAAGTTTGCCTCCTCGATAACGCCACCGAACAGATTTTCACCGAGCGGCGCAAGCTCAGAGGATGAGCCGGGCACAAAGCTGAGGCGGCGTTGCGGCCAATAGAGTGTCGACAGCAAGTCGGCCCTTCTTCTAAACTGATTGTTGAACCACGGGGAGCCGTCTATCATGTCACGCAGCGTGGTGAAGAAAACGCGGCGTGCGTGCGTGGCGGAGACGGCAAGATTCATAAAGGAGATGTGGGTGCCTGGGGCGAGACCGTAATGGGCTTGAGGGTTCCGCAGGCACCCGATCTCGTAGAGGAGCCTTGCACAGATGAGGGCACTCAGGAACGTATTATGTAATACTATCCCGTTCCCTACCCAGCTTCCCGTCTCAGGAACAGACAAATCATAAACATCTTTAACTCCTGCATATTCCAACCTCTCAACCCTCTCCCACGCTAAATCCGAATCCACATATTTTCTCACAACCGCCACTCTGTCGCCAACACGTAACTCTCCCGCTCTTTCCCACCCCTCTCTAACCCTGAAAGGATGGTCGGTTGAGACTGTTATCTTATATCCGCCCGATAACTCAACCCTCATACATTCCTTTCTTCCCGAATACGTCGCCACCGCAGAGGACAACCCCAGTTTTCCTTCTTTCTCAGAAACCACTTCCAACCGCTTGCCGACGGCATCCTTTATCGCCATCATGCGCCCCGAAACATTATCATAAAACTCTGTGTCTCCCCCCACGCATTTCCCCCAGCCAATCGACCCTTTCAAAACGAGCCTCAGCGGCCTGGGGTTCGCCTCGATGACTCTCAGGAAGTCTCGTTTGACGACCTCCCACGTGTGCTCTCCCACGTGGCCGAAGTACTCGTAGTCGTTCAGCCACTTGGCGGCATTCACGGGTTCAAAAGCGTATTTCTCCTGGATGTACTTCGACGGGCTTTGGTATCTCGGATTGCCTGTGAGAACGGTTGCGGTGATGAGAGTTCTGACCACGTCCTCGGGTTCCATCCCGAGCTGTACACGAAAATCGTTGACGAGATCTTGAATAAGCTCGTCGTCCGTGGTATTGCTGTTCAGCGACTCTAAAAGGTTTCTCATCTACCCTGGTATTAGGTGAGCCTTCTTCTTCACTTTCTCTTTGGCCTTGAGATATTGCGGGTTCGGATGCTCAATCGGAAATTGACGCGTCCACTTCCCCCGGTAGACTTCCCATAGACCGCACTTCTGAATCCACTCCCTCCACGCCTCCAGTCCCGCCTTCCAATAGCGTCTCCCCATCACCACCAGGTCGGCCTGCTCCATCGTCGAACGTCGAAGCATGGCCTTCGTATGCTCAGCCTGAACCCGGAGAACCGGAAAGGAACGGAATCTGCGGTTCTTCCCGCAGAACATGTCGTAGATATCGTCGTGGTGAATGTTCTCCTCATGCTCCATGCTCCAATCCTCGAACGGAGTATGCGGAGACGGATCGAGGTGCGTGAACTTGAGGTAAATGCGCGGGTAGTTGTCGGTATCGGGCGGAATGGCATCCACCAGCTCTGTTGGATCGAAGGGGTATTGGATTATCAAGAACATCTCCCACAGCGTGTTTTGATTCTTGGTCACCGTGAGGAGGTCCCGTATCTCCTGATTCGATATTGGCTTACCGTAGAACTTACGACGCGCCTCGGACCATCCCTCCACGCCGATATGGAGCATCCGCTTGTGGCGGTACTTCGACGGGTTTTGTAAAAACCGCTTGACAGACAGAGATGCAGCCGCAGTGCTCTTCTCGGGCGGCTCAAAATCTCCCGTATCGTTCCCGACGAAATAGATGGAGTTTCCTCCCTCTGCCAGTTTGTTAAAGAACTTTCGCTGATGGATGGGATTTTGCATGTATGGATAGCACCAGGACGTCATGCAGAACAAGCACTTTCTCGAACACCCTTTGGCACACAGGTAGTAGTACTGCTTGCGCCCGACCTTGATGACGGGAAGCTCCTCCCACGGAATGTAGTAGCTCGGCTTGATCGTTTGCCCAACTTTCGCTCTTGACGCTATGTAGGGCTGCTCCTCGCACCAGTCCGCAAGTCCCGGCACTCCTTTATCGACGGGGAAGTTCTTCAGAAACTCGAATCCTTCGCCAACGTTCGCATAGTCGGCGTACCGAAGGAGGTAGGCAGGGGAGAAGGCTTCGATTCCTCCTACGATGATGAGCTTGTCCGGGAACTTCTCCCTCAGACGTTTGAGGTGAAAGACGTCTTGGGGATCATACACCGAGTAGAAGATGACGTCAAAGTCCTTCTTGTTGTCGACGGTGATGCCTCGTTTTGCGCAGAAGTGTCTGAACAGGCCCGCAACGTATCCAGCCATCATGTTCGGGGTTGCGGCGGTGTGCCAGATTTTCAAAAGGCTCTTGCTCATGGCGTTCCTTTTCCTACTCAATCAGACTGCTCGTAAGCATCTGTTTCTTGAAATTTTCCACAGCCTCGGAAACGTCAGACACTTCGGGCGGCACCTTCGAGGGGCGCAAGACCCCATCCGCATGTTCGATACCCGACTCGGGTACGTTAGTGCGTGAGGTCGTCTCCATCCGCCCGATCCTCGACATCCTTCTCAACGCCCCGGCAGCTTCCTCTGCCGTGACTCCGAATGTCGAGACGGCTTCGACTACCTTTTCAAGCGCGTCCCGAAGATCGTTTGCCCTTCTCACGATTCTTCGCATCTTTCTTTGCAGCTCGTTTGGCCTTTATCCTCTCAAGCTCCTTCGCCTCTGCCTCACGTCGGGCCTGCTTCTCCGCACGTCTTCGCTCAGTCATGTCCTCCTTGCCGCCTGCAGGAGGAGCAGGTCCCACCTCGGGTTCTAATGCCCGCCGCACCATGTCACATATCATCTCGCCAGCTTTCGTCCGACCCTGCCTCGCCTCTCCGAACTTCCGTCGGAGTAATTCAACGACAGGCTCAGCCATGGTCCTCGGCACAATGCCGCAGTAGTTCCCCACTCCCACGACAGTCCAGTCGCCTGAGATGGGCACTCGATTTCCCATCGGCGCAGACCCGTCGTAGATATCAAGGACAGGAACCATCCCCTCATCCTCCTCCCAGTCGTCGAGAATGGTACGAAGGGCGACTGGGCTTCTCGACTCGATGGACAGAAAGTCCAAATCCATCTCTTCTGCGTGGGGACGGATGAGACTTGCGACCTCCAGTTCGTTGTAGAATCCGAAGCTCTGGTTGTCCAGGAAAGACAACTCGAGCTTCTCGGCTTCGCTCTCGGGGTAGTTTACCGAGATGTGAACCAGTTTGTCGGGCGGCCATCCCAAGATCTCTTTCATCGCCCTCCAACGCATGTTCCCGCCGCCAGTAACGTACTCGCCGTCCTCGATCCAGCAGGTTAGATTCTGAAAGAGGCTGTACTTTTCGATGCTACGAGCCAGGGCTTGGAGCTTGTCTGGTTCGATTTGGCGCGGATTCTTTCCCCATAGTTTTATCTGCCCGAATGGCACATCTTTGAACTCGGGGGGTTTCTTTGGCATCGTATCCTCCTTTGCCTGGTTTGATTATTTACGACCCGATGAACGTCGGTTCGGCTTGGAAGTCTTACGAAGAAAAATCAGAGGGCGGGGCTTTCTTCGAACGATCGCGCCGTTTCCCAAGACGCTCCTGGTATGCTTCCTCAAATTCGCGGTTGTCGTCGCCAATGCTCCTCCTTACACTGTCCGCCGCACGTTTGCGGAGGATTTCCATGATCTTGTCAATGGTTTCTGCTGTCCCCTCGGACAGTCTCGATTTCCCGTGTTCCGTTACGTCAGGAAGCTCCTCCAAATACCTTCCGAGATGGAGGTCGAGTTCAATGCATTCCTTCGCCTCCTTGTAGCTACGGATTTCAATTCCGTTCCGCCGCAAATCCTCACGAAGGTCTGCAAGCTCCACCTCGGCCTCCTTTCTGGCCGCATCGGGGAGTTCGCCTCGTGCAAGCACTTCCTCGATTTGCAAGATGCGGTTCAGAATACGGGTAGATCGAGAAACTTTCCGAGAAAAACCAACGAGTCCTTGCTGGAGGATGCCGCGGTACCCAACGATATTTCGCTGGCTCTGGATGATCTTCTCCCGCATCTCCCCCTCTCGTTTCGTCCGCTCCTCCAGCTCCTTGCGCTTCACCCACTCCTTCCAATTCTCCTTCGCCGCCCACCGCTTGATTTTGGTGTAGAAAGATTCGAACTTGGAAGGGAATCTCGGGTCAGTTGGGGGACAATCCGGAACAAGCTCCTGGAACCGCAACAGGGCGGTTTCCTTCAGCGTCCGGTTCTCGCCGAGCCAGTAGTACGTCTCGAACGATTCAACGTGATCGGGGTAGTCGGAGATGTCCGCCTGGGGTGGGGGCGTTGACATAGCGTCTTGATCTTTCCGCTTTGCCATCAAAAGGAATCTTTTCAAAATTCCTCTCCTTTGTCAAGCCCTTTTGTGGGTTATATGATACCGAGCCTCACATGGATTCTGGCGAAAGAGGACAGTTCGTATGGGTCTGGGATCATGTCCTGGGACAATGGGGCACACCGCCTCCATCCGCAAGGGTACACGATTTTATGGAAAAGGAACAAAAGGGGACAGGTGAAATGCCCTTTCGTGGTGGGATCCATGCACCCTTCGTCTATTCGATTGGTGCAGGAGGTTCGGGGAATTGAGACCGAAAGAAAACGCCAAGCTCCTCGGTGATTCCTTCGACCTGCTCGCTGATCCTGTCAAGCCGGGGTCCGAGTTCCTCCAGCTGCGCACTAATCTCCCGACTTTCGCGTTCCAGGGCGCTTATCCGGCACATCTGGAGGGTGAGAGAAGCGGCAAAAATCAGAATCAGCCCCGCTATGTTAAGCAGGAAGAATTTTGTCCTTGTCCTCATCGCCTCCCCCTTTCGAGTCCTCTGACGGAGCGTTCCAGCTGCGTCATGAAATCAATGAGTTCTCTAGCCAGCCGAATCCGATCTTCATGCGCAATCCTCTTCCATCGAGGTACGTCACCTCGAGCCAGGATGGCGTTGGAAAGGCGCAACGCCTCCTGTTCCCTGTCGAGGCGCTTTTGGATTTCGCGGAGTATGGATTCAGCCACCCCCGCCCCTCTTGCTTTCGGTTTCTCCATCGCTTCGAAAGGTCCCAAAATTCGATTCCTTTGTCAAGGCGCTTGTAGAATCAAGCCGACACCCCGCCTCACATGGACGTAGAAGAAAGGGGACAATCCGCATGGTCCCTGGGTCAAGGGTGAGATTTGCGGCTGTCTGCGCCGCTCCTTCAAAAATGGTACCCTCCCAAAAACCCAACGACCAAGCCGATGAGAAAACCTAGAGCCAGCATCAAGAGTGCGAATCCCAGCTTGTCCATCTTCTCCACTATCACGATGGCTCCTCCTTCGCCAGGCGCTCCTATCGCACCTTTGAGAGTGCGGATTGCCTTCTGCACCTTTTGAATCGTCGGGTTGTTTCTCATTTGTAGTCCCGTCTCAGCCGTTCCGCCAGTTTCCGTCGTCTTTCCCTGCGCCGTCTATTCGTCGTTTGGACACCAAAACCGACGACGAACCCAAAGACGAATCCGGCTACGGCCGCAAGCGTTATCTCTATCATGGCAATCTGCTTATGTTAGAGAGGCGGAGCGTGGACAGGAACAAAAACCCAGAGGGAGTCTGGGGAAAAACAAACCTGCCCACACGCACCACACTGGGGGATCGGTGCGATTTTCGGACCGAGTCGGCATTAACGCCGAACCTCGGTGGGTTGGGAAAAAGGGGGAAAGGGGGTGTTGATGATGGAGTCTTATTGGCGCGCCTGGCGGGACCAGGCTTATCTCGGCGTTGCGCCGAGATTCTCGTTTTGCTCCGCCTCTCATTTTATTCATCATCCCATATTCCGTTTTCTTTGTCTAGTCCCGAGGAACGTAGAACGGACAGTGCAAATCCGCCCTGTCTTGGTAGAAGCTGCCGCCACGGTCCACGCCCTTCAGACACGTCAGCCCGTGCGTTTCGTATCGGCACGAAGTGCAGGACAGCTGCTCCGAGTCGGTACCTTCATCAAATTCTTCCCGCTCCTCCCACTCGGAACATCCTTCGTCTCCTTGCATCAGCCTGCCGCTCTTTTTGCACCTTTTCATGTATCCTCCGGAATCGGACAGATTCCAAAAGCGGCAAGTCCTGCACATCTCACGAGTCGCTGTGGTACTGAAGTCGAGCGTTCGCTGGTAGCGCGGCCTTTCTTCCGCATACTTTCTCAGCACCCGTTCACCATGATGAAGGAAGGTCGGCTCCTCCCACTCACTACCGCCAACTTTCTCCTCGAACTCCGCTCTGATGGCTGACTTCTCCTCCTCGGTCAACGCCTCCTCAACCTTGACCGGAAGCTCGTCCCAGGTCACTATCTCAGGCACCATCAGGAGGTTGCGAAACTCCTGGTACCGTTCAGGAGCTTCTCTCACCTTTTTCTGCATATCGGCCAGGCTCACGTCGATCCTGCCTCTCATCGAGCCGTCCGTGCACATCACAATACTGACGAGCCACCCTAGGTCCGTCATGAGTCGCTGGATCGTCGCAATGTCTGTGCCGCTCCAGAAGGTTCCCATCCGAACATGACTGTGCACCCACCCCCGTAGCTTTTCCGGGTGCGGATACCTTGCCACGAGTTCCGCGACATCCTGAATGTCGAAGTCCGCCGAACCGAAGGTCACCCCCTGTTTCAGTAAAAAGAGGTCCTCGATTTCGAACTCCCTGTCGTTTTGCGTCACCGCCGCCAGCATCTGTACCTCGCGCGGCTCGCTCAGCTTGGCGATGTACAGCATCTTTTCGTGGATTTTCCGCGACATGCGGATCGACCACTTGACCTCTTCGGGCTTTTTTCGCTCCGACACCTCAACTACGGCGGCTTTTTTCTCCTTGCTACTTTTCTTCTTACTCATTGGCTAAACCTCCACTTTGATAAGCGTTAGATCTCGCATACTCAGCACGATATCGTGAATGACCTCGCCGTCCTTCAGATATCCCCTCACCAACCGAGTGATGATGGCTGCCACAGCGAAACCAACGTCGATAATTGACCGTCCCGTACAAGGCAAGTCTGCACCTTCCTTGTCGGTAAACAGGTTTGACTCATACCAACCATGCTTCAAGGCATCGTTGATGGGCCTGATCGACAGGACGCGAATCGTCTCGCCTCCCAGCCTTGCGTCGATCAGCAGTTCGACACTCGGACTCACTCTGACTGCTTCCCACAGCTCCTTCCGTCCCGGCCTCGGGTCATCTTCCGTGATGCCCATGCTGTCCACCGCTGAGATGACTAGCCCATTCAGCTCTTTCCCCGGCTCCCAAAATTCAGGAACGACTTCAATCTCCGTATCCGCCATCTCCTTGCACAACGTCTTCGTCGAGACGACCTTCTTCTTTCCGAGCGCCTTAACGAGGTGGAACTGGTTCGGAACGTTGTGGGCCTCCAAATCATCCCCATCCCACACCCTGAGATGCTTCAGGCCGAGCTTTGCCAAAGCCAAAGCCACGAACGAACCTATGCCTCCTGCGCCGATAATTTCGACGGTCCTACCATTGTGTATCTCCGGGTCGAAGATGTCGAGCTGTCTCTGGTAGTCCACGGTCTGGTTTTCGGGTTGGTTTTGTTCTCTTTCTTCCGCCACCGACTCCTCCTTTTATTTATTTTCCGCAGGCCCGACCAAAGGCTCGGGGCTACGTCCTAACTGCTCGAACAGGGTCTCAATCCTGTTGAAACAATCGCCCGGCGTGTAGCTGTGGAGGTAGTTCCACAGGATATGAACGAGCAAGGGCCAGTTCCAATCCGCATGGAGCTTTTTCACGCCCGCTCCGATGTTCCCCCAGCAGATGACGGTTCCCTTATTAGTGATATGAGGCCCCTGGGGACCGTAGTTGCTTCCCCAATCCAGGTTGAACAGGACGATTCGGGGGCTACGTGCTTCTCTCGGTCCCAATGCTATTTTCATTCTGTACCTGCCCAGGTTCCACCGCTGGCTGTTATGTATGATGATGACCTCTTTGACATCAACCAGGAGCGTCTGGTTCTCGACGCTTACTGCGGTGACGAAGTCGTAGTTCGCTATCTGCCGCACCTGTTCTTCGCACTCTTTTCGCAAATGCGCCCGTCTTTCTAAAGATGAAGCGTTCAGGAGCCTTCGGAGCGCGTCTATTTTCGCCGCCTGCCTTACCGTTGATTCGATCACCTCTTCAACCTTCTTTGCCATTCCGTCCTGGCCCGCCAACGTATCCAGGACCGACTCGCAGCCCTTCCGGAAAAGGTCCTCGTAGAACTTCGTATCCTTCCCGAACAATCTGGCGTACGATCTGAACGTGCCTTTTCGTTTCCGCGTCTCCTCGCCGTCCTCGGTGAGTTGTGATTTCACCTGGTCAAACGCCTTTTTGAGATGCTTTTCGGCTTGATAGAGTCCGACTATGGATTGAGCGGTGTCTATCATCTGGAAGTACTGATTCGTCATCTCGCTCAGCTGCGTCCGCATTTTCTCCATCTGCGAACTCGACTGCGTTATCAATATGTCCGCCATCCTATCGGCAATGTCCTTCTGAACCCGCGTCGTGCTAAGTCGCTTTCTCGCTTCGTCCTCGGCATTCCTCAAAGGCTCCGTTTTCGTCGATACGAGACGCCTGAACGTCTCGGCTTCCGCTCTGTCCACCCGCAGGTTGCCGGACTCGTCCATTACGATATCGCCTTCGGGAATGCTGGTCGTGGGTGTCCTTCTTCGCCTTAGTCGCGTTCTTACCCTGGATAGCTCCTCTCGTAACTGCTCTCTCGTTCTTGCCCCCCTGGCTCTCCCCAGCTCCCTGTGCCTCACCCATTTCTCCTCGGAAGGAGGTACCGGTTCTGACGGAGTAACTCGTTCCTGGGGAGTCGCTGGTTGGGGCGGCGCTCCCGATCCGACTCTAACTTCGTAGCCGTGGGTTCTGCACAACCGTATAAACTCGTCGAGTTGTTCTCCGAATACGCAGATTTGCTGCTCGTTCGCTCCGGGTACTGCCATCAGCCCACGAGGTGCCGACGCACCTAGGCCCAAAAGAACCGAGGCGGCGGACTGCGCAACGCCCCTTCGGAAGACGGTGACTGTCGGCCAAAGTTCGTGCGTCATTGAATGTTCTCCTTGTCTCGACTCCCCGGCTCTTCGGTTCTCATCGCTGAGATGTTAGAATCAACAACCCGCCGTTATGCGCTTCACGGCAACGACCGAGTCTCCGTTCTCGACTCTCGTCGACAGATCGTGAACCTGACGGGAATTGACGAAATACTGAACGTCGGGCGCTCCCGTCACGTGTCCTTCGGCGATAAGGTCTGCGATGGTCATGTGCTCGTCCGGCCCCAAATGCACGATGTGGGGCGGGCGTCCCAACTCGGCAATCCTCACGCCATCAGAACTTCCCCGCTCGCCCTCTCGCTCCGAAGATCGCCTAAATACGTTCTCGGTGTTGGAGGGTTCGTCCTGCGCACGCCTTTCGATTCCATCTCTTTCGTTCATCTTTGCCTCCGTCTAAAATTTTTTCCTTCTTTCTCTATTAGAATTGTCACCGACAGTCATGATTCAACGTTCAATGAGGCTTGTCATTGACGTCATCGGCCGCTCGGCTTTCGGTTCTCGTAAGCTGCAAGAGCTTGGTGACGTCGCGAAGAAACCCCTCCACGCCCACACGGCCCACAAGTTCGTCCACCACGTCGTCGAAAGATCTTGTCTCCTCCTCCTGCCACAACTTGAGAATCATCTCCTGGCCTATCATTAGCTTTTCGAGGATGTCATGCAATTCCTTGTTGTCTTCTTCTGCCTCTTTCTTGCTCTCCAGCGTCACCATAGCACCACGATAGAGGGCGAGAAGATAACAGGCCTTCTCGTAGCTCGTCAAATCCATTCCGGTCCTCCCGTCAAGGATCGTCCCTCCGCTTTCCATCTTTGCTCCTCCCTCTTACGGCGTTCCAAACTTTCACCGCTTGGTTGTCGAAAACCTGTCTTTGGACGAGCTTCTTGTAGGCGGCGAAATCCTTTTTCTGAAAAACCTTCACCATCTCGCGGAATGCAGGATTTGCCAGCTTGCAACGCAAGAAGCTGTCCACCGACATCACGGCATTGCTTATCCTCTCAAACTTGACCGCGTTATGCTTGACGAGCGGGCAGTCGGCACATGTCTTTCCGAACGTCATCGTGAATGTACACCACGGATCGAGTTCTGTATGTAGAAACAAGTCGACGACGATCCACAAATGATCACGCATCGTCCTGAGCTTTGCAATTCTGTACGCCACGAGCCAGCGAATGATGTCGAGCCAAACGGTGCGTGTAAGCTCCGTCATCTCATCTTCGGGACGCAGGAACATCTCTCTAAGCGCCGAGTCGTAGAAAGATATGAACAGCTTCAGCGACTTCTGCTCATCGACACGCTTGCAGAACGTTTCTGCGGCTTCAAATACGTCAGTCAGGGACTCTGACCATACTGTCTTCGCCATGTTCGTCACCTCAAGAGTGGCTTGCTCCCTCCGTACCATGTCTGATAATTCTTGCATACCTCATGGTGCTTGCACGCTTCTCGTGTGCAGAGCCGTCCGTCTTTATCCGGAGCGCCCGTGGCTGACCACATGAGCCACGTACCATTTTCCGCATCGTAGGCAGCACACTCTTTCTCGTCTGTGAATCTTCTTTCCATTCTCACCTCCGTCGTTTCTTCCGCATCCTAAAATTTCCTCTCTAATTAGAATTGTCACCATCTCGTTCGATTCAACGGCGTCTCCTTCCGAACTCCAACCGAGCCTGAAACTCCGCCCCCTCGTGCCTCCTACAAAAGTCCATCAGTTCGTTCTCGATCTCCTCGTGATGGAGGTCCCAATAGCGTCTCGGGAACGAGAGGTTCACCTGCACCCTCGACGTATCGAGTTCGGGAGGGGGAGGAAGCTCCGTCGGCTCTTCAATCTCCACGGGTTGAGCCTGCTCCTCTTGCCAACGAATCAGATCTTGTATCTCCTCCTCTCTCCACGCCACTATGTTTGCCCTCTCCACCTCGGGCATTTCCAGGTACTTCTTAATGAAGACCTCGTAGTCCCAACTTGTCTTCTCCGCAATCCTCCCTTCCGACATGATGTACGCAAAAAATTCGTCCTCCTTGAGTCGAACGATTCGACATGGAATCTCTGTGTGGCCGAGCCGCTTCATCGCTTCGAGCCTGCAATAGCCTGCAAGTAGGGTGTTCGCTGGCCCAATGAGGCAGGGGTCAACAAATCCGAATTTCTTGATGGAATCCATCATGTCCGTGATTTGTTCCTCACTGTGAATTTTTGGATTGGCGAGAAGCGTTATCTCATCGATGGGGACCATCACTATCTCCCCGCCGTGGGGTCTCAATCCTTTAGGCATAGTTCTCCTCCTTCTCTTGTTGCCAGACCTCGAGGTTTCTCTCTGTCGCGTCGTCATTGTCTTCTCTCCAACAACGAGATTCCCCGACTGTCCTTGCGCACCCAAAGGGTGTCGTCACACTCTTCCACGAGTTCGTCCGTATGGGATATGATGTAGACGGCCCGGGGACGTTCGCCCCTTTCCGCCGATCCTGCGGCCTTGTCACGCAGCATCAGCACCAGCCTTTCGGTGCCCACCTCGTCTAGGTTCTCAAACACCTCGTCGAAAATCAGGATGTTCGTGTCGACACCGTTCTGCCAAGCGATAAGGTCGTGAAGTGCAAGGAGGACAATCACGTCGACTCTCCTCTTCTCTCCTCCCGAGCCACCTGCGTAGTCGGTGCCGGAACGATGTGTCACGTCGACCTCGAATCGTTCCCGCACCTCCCCCCTCAGAGTCTCGGTCTGGGTCCGAAACTCCACCTCCACTTCCCCGTCCGTCAGCATTGTTGAGTACCTCCGGGCTGCGTGGTTCAGGAACGGAACGAGATTGTCGATTATCAGCGATTTCAAACCTTGATTCCCGAACCCCTCCTCCCAAAACTCCATGACGCGTATGAGACTCGAGATGTACTCTTCTAACTCACGGTTTTTCTGAATCGACTCTTCCAACGCCTCGGCCCGTTGTCGCTCCTCCTGGATGAGCCTGCTGATGTTGTCCGGCTTCGCCACCTCCCGCCGCTTTGCATCAATCCTCTCTCGACAGGAGGCGATTCGAGCCAGCAGGCTTGGTCGTTGGTTCGTCAGCCCGTCCCGTACTGCTATCTTCTCCGACAACCTTTCCTCAACTTGGTGCCTCCAGGACAGCAGCTCTACCACCTCATACGAAATGGCGTTCTCCCTGTTCCTCCGCCTTTGCAACTTCCGTTTGATGCTCTGAATTTCGCTTTTTGCCGTCGCCTCAATGCCCTTCAACGCCGAAGCCGTTATCTTTCTCTTGCATGTTGGGCAGTCCTTGCCGAGAAGTTTTCGGGACTTCGCCTCTTCTATTCTTTTTTCGCACGCCTCCATCTTCATGGTGAATAAGTTTGTCTCGGTGCGGATACGAGTAAGCTCATTGTTCCTATCGGCGATCTCGTCCCTCAGTTTTTTGAGATGTTCCTCTTCCTTTTTCACCTCCGCCACCATTGTCGCAACCTCCTCGTCTATCCTCTTACGTTCACTCTGCAACGACCTCAACTCGCTCTCCAGGCTGGCGATCTCATCGTGCTCTCCTTCCTCCGGGTCCGGTTGTTGCAAGGATGACAGCTCCCGAATTCTGTCCCTGTGGTCGTGGAGCCTCGCCCACAACGAGTCGGTTTCCGCCCCAACCGCTCGCCGAGCCTCCTGATAGTCCCGAAGGGCTTGCGACGCTTTGAGCCGCCCCCTCCGAACCCACCCCATCGACAAGATTTCCTCGAGGATTCCCTTTTTCTCCGCATCAGTCGCTTGTGCGAATCTGTAGGGGAGGCCCTGTCCGTAGCATACGGAGTTTCGGAAGAGGTCGAACGAGAATCCGAGATTGTCGACGATGTGTCTGTCCGTTTCCGCAATGATGCTCTTCGTCGTCTCCTCCGGCGCAGATCCCGTCCGCCACACATAGGTCTCGACTCTATTTCCGAGGATGGGGTGAAGTCGGTATCGGCGAACTGCGTAGTTCCTGTCCCCCTTGACGAACTCCACTTTGACGACGCAACCTCCCTCGGAACCGATGCGAACAACGTCGTTCGCCCTCATGCCACGTAGCGTCTTTCCGAACAGGCACCAGGTGAGCGCCTCAAAAATCGCACTATTTCCAGTTACTACATAACTATGAGAAACAAAACAATGGTCTTTGTGGGCCACTTGAATATCTCCACACCGTTTCCGCCCAACCAGCTTCACATCCCGAACAATCCTCAACGAATAATCCAACATACACCTAGACTTCTCCTTGTGAACTTCTAACTTCCTTTTAACCTTCAAGGGCAAAACGCAACCTCTCGGTAAATGCCCATAAACACGCCAATTCTTGCCATCCTCTCGCAACACAGCCTTTGCCCTACCGCCCAACGAATAAAATAACTCCACGATTCCATCTTTCAACTTCTCTGACTTCGTGGACAACTCTATCATACTACCACTTCCAACATACCCATCGGTATCAACTAAACCAGCCAATAGATGCTTTCGTTGTTCCACTGAAGACCTTAGATAACTTTGGGGTATCTCCTTGGATTCTGCTCGCTTCCCCTTCATGCCCAAAGAGGCCAAAATGTCACTAGGGGCGGAACTGCCATATCTTCGAGGAAAAACTCGATAGGTCATCCCATCATTCCTCTGCTCAAACCCAAACATCTCAGACTGCCCTCGGCAATACTCAACTATCTCAGAATCCGTCGTGGTCACCCAATACCCAGGGCGACTGTCCAAATCACAAATTCCATCACCTAACAAAAGTCCAATTAAATACGGGTCTAGTGGCAAAGCCCTCTCCGGATACTCAATGGGCAAAGTCAAAAACCTAGCTCTGCGCGAAGGTTTAATGTCAGAAGACTGATACTTCTTAACTAACTCAAACACGCTCCGCATCTTGAATGGCCCGCCCGCAAAAAACTTCATTGGAAATATATGTTCTCCAGAAGCGCAAACCTTCCCGCCATCCGAAAACGTAATCTCATAAACCTCCTTCTCCCCAGAATCCCTCACTGCAACTACCGGAGACGGCACGCAACAGCCCTTTCCGAAATCAGCACACATTACCCAATCACCAACTCGAACCTCTTTCAACTTTCGCCACGAGCCGTCTGACATCAACACCGGGGAATCTTCCGGTAAACACTTCCCAGCACCATTACTATTTGCTGAGGGTGCGTCCGCACGTTCAACCTTCCCGCATATCAAGTGCAGGCCGCTATCATGGAACTCGAACGTTGCGGACTCGAAACACATGAAGTTCTGAATTTCGAGCTTTTTGAACTCGACCCTCATCGTTCCTCCATCACTCGTTCGATTTCCTCCATTTCCTCTGGGGTGAGGGTCGGGGAATCGCTTGCCAAGATCTCGCCCACCCGTTTGTACTTCTCCTTCAATCGATCAACCAATTCTCTCGCCCTCGATACCTTCTCCCCGTCCTCAGCCGCCCTCGTGTCTCCGAGCTTCCTGTCCACCCATTTGGAAACGAGATCTCTTCGTGAGTCAGCGGGCCTGATTTCCGACCTGTCAGAGGTCGCAACTCTCTCCGCTGGGGGTTCGTAGATGACGATTCCTTTGATTCCTTCGGGGAGCACGAAATCGGGGTCGTTGGTGAATATCCGATAGTAGTCGCTTGACGTGCCGTCGAACTCCTCTCCGCTTGCCAACCTAACCGTCCGAAACTGCGGGTGCGTGAAGGATATTGGGGTGCAACTCGCCCGATAGATGTCCTCTTTTGAATCGTGCTCGATGGAAACGTCCCACACGGCTCCTCCTCCCGCCTCCTCGTCCCCAAAATGGTGAGGAATGGCGGCTCCCGGAACGAGGATTCTGTTCTCGTAGGCAGGTTTGTGGTAATGGCCTACCACGGAGAATGCGAAGAGGCGATTCAACTCGGTGGGATCCAGTGCCGTCGGCATCCAACTCGCTCCTCCCCACGGCTCGCCGCTCACGAATCCGTGTGTCACCAGGATTAGGTTCGTGCGATGGTTCGACGTCGCAAGAAGGTGCGCCCCCACGATGCGTCGGTAATGCTCCGAGTAGTCCAAAGGATCAGGCACGCAAACGAAAGTCCACTGCGTCATCGCACTGTCAAACAGCGTGACCGTCTCGTCGAGGTGGAACGTCGCAACCCGGTTCCTTCCCTGCATCGTTTTCAGGGTAGCCGCAAGCTCCTTGAACGCCGTCATTGAAGAATGGCCTCCCGGCGTCAAATCGTGCGTACCCGAGCAGGCGATAAACGGCTTCTTCAACTTGCCGAGGATGTCCTTCGCCATCGTCATCGAGGTCACGTTCACCTTCCCCCGTTCGTGGAAGAAGTCTCCCGCAAAGACAACGGCATCGTACTTGTCCATGTTGGCAATGTCCACAATGTTTCGGAGACGCTCCGCAATCTCCAGCCGCCGAGAGTTCCCCCGTTCTCCGTAAGAGGCAAACGCCCTAAACGGATGGAGATGCAGGTCCGAAAACGCTATGAACCTCAATTCATCACTCCCCGCCTGTAAACACGCTCCTCTTGAACCAACGGGCGAACGTGGCCCAGGGCATGTTCACCCATCCGACTTCCGGCCCGTCCTCCTCTACGGAGCGTTCACGAATCTCCGTGATCGCATAGTCGGCAGGCAACGGGCCAAACCCCTCTTCCAACTGCCGAAAATCCCAAAGCGACAGAAAAACGAACCATTCGGAGAAGTCTACTTTCCATAGGACGAGCGTGTAGTAGTTAGGAGGCGACTTCTCCTTCGCCTTTGCCCACCATCCGTCGGCGAGGAGTCTGACGTGGCCTCCTAAGATCCCAAACGCTGGTACGGTGGACCTCCTAACGTTCTTCACCTCGAAGAAGAATGGAAATCGCCTGTCGATCTGTTCCTCGTCCTTCAGCTTTCGGACGCACACCAGGTCTCCCGACAGGATCGTTTCCCCCCTCCAACCTCCCGACCTCGGCGTCTTTACAATCCGCCCTTCATCGGGATTCGGATAGAATACGGGATTGATGATCGCCTTCGCCCCCGTCTCTCCCCTCCTTCCTTTATCCCTCGACACCTTGCCCATAGTCCTCCTCCATTTTCCTGTAGGATTCGAGGATCGCTTCCTTCTTCTCTTCCCATACCTCGGGGAATTTTCGACGTGAGAACCTTTCGCCTTCGAACTCGAAGGCTCGAGATGTGGGTTGTTTGATGACCTCCTGCTCGACAAGGTAATCGAGCAGTCCGCTCAGTTCGGGAATGCCGCGATTGAACATCATCTGGAAGTTGACATGGCGGAACGGAACGCCTATCTTCGACTTGATAACCTCCAACGTTCCTGCCATGCCGACCGTCCTTGTCCCCATCTTTATCCTTTTTCCCTTCTTCATCAGAACGCGCAGTCCTGCATAGTACTTCGGAGCCTTGCCTCCCGCCGTCTCCTCGGGCGTACCGAACATCACTCCGATCTTCGTCCTAAGCTGATTGACAAAGACGACGGCGATCCTCTGGTCGGCTATCAAGTTCGTCAGGCGTCTCAGTCCCGTGGAGATGGCTCTGGCCCTGAGCGCAACGCCCGTCTTTGAAAACTCCATCTCCTCCTCTTCCTTGGCGATGCTCGCCTCCAGGCTGTCTTTAACGTAGAGTATGGGGACGTTGCGGAACGACGGGCTCTCCCTTACTATCCGTGCGACCTTCTCAAGGTGGGCGAATCCGTGCTCGAGACTTTCCGAGATGAAATAGAACAAGTCATCAACGTTTATCCCGAGCGTCCTCGCCCACCTTTTGTCGAAAGCCCTCTCGGCATCATCGAGGAAAGCCAGCCCGCCAAGTCTCTGACAGGCTCGGATGCTTTGGTACATCAGAAGGCTCTTGCCCGACTGCCAAGTTCCGTAGCACTCCGAGAATCGAGACTCAGGCCAACCCCCGCCCATCGCCAGGTCAAACGCCGTGACACCTGTGGGTATACACCTGACGTCCTCGTCAACCTCCCGCAGGTCTATCGAGGAGAGCTGTTTCCTAAGTTCCTCAAATTCCGAGTTTCTACTTGTCATTTATCCTTCAGCTTTCCCCTCATCTCCGCAAGCCTCTCCGCACGGGTTGAGGTCGTTCGGGGTTTCGGCTCCTCGGACTTCTCTGCTGCGGGTTCGGTCGTATCGTCAAGTGGAATTGACAGAACCTCCTCCTCCTTCTCCTCCGAACCGGAGGGTGGGGACGCAGGCTCTGCTTCCTCCTCGCCGTCATCCCCCAAGAACTCGGAGACGTCTTCCTCGTTATCGCCCTCGTAGTATTCCTCGCCCTCCAACGCCGCAACAACCTCGTCCAGAGACGGGATGGCACACAGCTCCTCCAAATTCTTTGCCTTCGACATCACCCTCGGGTCGATTCGTGTCGCCGTCCCCGCCGGAATGACCGTGTACTTCGTATCGAACTTTCCCTCACCGACCCTGTCGACTTTGATATGCCTGCCAGTCTCCAGGTTGTCCATGTCCCCGAAGTCGGGGTCGAGGAAGAGCATCAGGATGTCGTTGAACAACCCCGCGCCCATCTCCCATTGCTGGACGCCTGCCTGGGGGTCGTTGACGTCAATCATGTTCACCATGAACCGCTCCTTCGCGCTGATGTCTCGAGCCGCGTAGGCGTCATCACGCCGTCCCGTTGCTTTGAGTTCTGCCACGTGGTCGCAGATGGGGCAGTCCTCGCTATCCGAGTAGGACTTACGGCAGATGACCTGGGCCTTGCTCGGCCCAACCCCAAAATGGCGTTTGAACTTGTGGTAGAACAGCTCCTCCACGTCTCCGCTCCAATGGGGGAGAATCCTGACGGTGTTCTTCCCAACCTTCGGACGCCAAAAGTTCAGGCCGATCCGCGATTGCTGGTCGCGGAGCCTGCTGGCTTCCCTTTCCAAAACTTCTCTTCGACTCATACAATACCTCCTTATTGTTTCTTTTGTTCCTTTACCCTGTGCACCTTACGGTGTGTGTGTGAATCATCGTTGCACCAGTCGGATCGGACCAACGAATACCACACCGCACTGCTGTCCTGTTTAAAAACTCTAAACTCCAGCTTTGCACCTCCTTTCAGATTCCCTTCAGCGTTTGTAGGCGTTCATGCCTTTGAGCACGGAATTGAGATGGGCTTTCAGAGCTTTGAGCCGCACCAACTCTTTGTCGATGCTGGCTATTTCCCTCATCACCTCGGCTTTCGCCCTGTCCAACTCGTGGTTTTTCCGACGTGCCCAGGATTTTCTGACGCCCTCGGAGATCTTCCTTCTGTGCTGTCCCGACAACTTCTTACTGTCCTCGACTTTTACCGTCTCGTCCTCCACGTCCTTCACCTCCTTTCGTATGGTCTCGCCTCACCATTAGTATTGTCACCGAGGCGATAGTTTCATCACACCATGCTTGCCGTCCCTCACGTCTTTCCTCTCCTCCTCCTTTTTCTGAATTCTTCCTCGACGGCGTTGCGGTGGGCGGCACTGTACTGAAGGCGTTCGTTAATAACCTCCTTCTCACGGACGCTTAGCTGCGTTTCCGAAAGCTCCTCCCTCAGGTTTGCCCCGATCGACATCAGCATACTCGCACGCTGTGAGAAGGCTTCTTTGATAGCCACCAACTGGTCGTACTTCAACTTCTCGGCAAGGAGCTGATTTGCCAGATCGTCCCGTCGTGAGTCTCGTTTTATTGCGTTCTCCACGATTTTCTCCGTCACCTTCTCGCCTCGTCTTTCCTTCTCTGCCCTGATGTACGAGTCGAGTTGTGCCTCGTACCTGTCCAACTCCATTTTCTTCTTCTCCAGAATGGCACGTTGCAGGGCGCACATTTTCGCCCAAAACACGAACAAAGACGGCTGAGCCGCAAGCATGTCGTTGATTGTCGCCTCGTTGATCCTCAAGTCTTCGAGGTAGTTGCCCCGGTAAACCTCGTTCCCAAACCTGATTACTATTTCGCCCTCATTCGCTGGCATCCTCACCTCCTTCTATGATTGCACTCAACGTGTCGATGATGGACTCGATGGCGTCACCGTCGTTAACGGTCAGCGGTGCAAGACTTTCAGCGTCCACCTCCAAATGATAAACGGGCCTCACTCGGCCAGTTATTTCCGGAATCGATGTAGAAGTGGCTGAGACGTACATGTACGGATGGAGCTCGACATTAACTGAGGTGACTACGGCCTTAAAAACTTTGTCTGCGGTCATCAGAAAAACGGGACTTCCCACTAAATCCCGCATCTCCCTCTCCCCGGCGTCGCTCAACTTGCGTCCCTCCAATTTGCGCCGACCGTTATATCTATTGCCATCGGAGCAATCATCCAACGAAAATGTTCCGGCAACGAATCCACTACGGTGTTCATTATCCGTTGCACCGCCAAAAGTTCGCTCTCGGGACAGTCGACAACCAACGAATCGTGAATTGTCGCCACCATCACAGCCTTCAACTTCTCCCTCTTCATCATCTCCCAAATCGAGCCGAGGGAGAACAGATTGATATGGGCGGCTGCGCTCTGAATCGGGGTATTGTAGGCTCGCTTCACCTTGTCCTCGCCCATGTACGTTGACAAATCCCGCCGAAAACCAAACAGGGAGACGACCTTCTGGTCCGTCATCATCTTCTCTCGTTGACGTTCCTGCCACTCTCTCACCTTCGGGAATCTAGCGAAAAAGCCGTCCCAAAACCTTGTCGCCTGATCCAAAGGCATCTTCTCTCGGTCCGCCAATGTCTTCGCCTGCATCCCGTAGAACAGTCCGAAATTGATAGCTTTGGCGTGCTGTCTCTCCAGCGGCGTCACGTCCTCAACCCGTTTGCCCAAAATCTCTGCCGCAACTTCGGCGTGAGGGTCGCCTCCTTCACGAAAGATTTTGAGAAGCCCGGGGTCGCGCGATTCGAACGCCATGACGCGCATCTCTATCTGCTTGAAATCCATCTGCACAAGGCATCCGTCGGCAAACCGCGACACGAATATCGCCCTCTCCGGCTTTGGAACATTCATAATGTTCGGGCTGCCCGCTGCGATTCTCCCGCCCTTGGCAATCATCATGTTGTAAACCGGGTGCAACCTGAAATTGCTGTCAACCAGCTTCTCGTAGTTCTCGTAGTACGTCTTGAGGACTTTCCGAGTCCGCTTGTAGTCCAGAATTTTCTGTGCCTCCCGCACCCCACGTTGCGCCCACGTTTCGAGCATGTCCTTCGTCAACGACGCAACGCCCGTTTTCGATCTGATAGTCGGCCTCATGCCCAGCACACCGTAAAACAACTTGCGAAGGCTGGGCGTGGACGTTAGCCGAAAGTCCGGCACGCGTCGTACGCTCGGCAAGCCCATGATCTCGTCATGCAGATCGGTCAGGCGGCGTTCGAGCTGGCGCTTTCGGGCGTGGAGTTCATCAATGTCGATTTGGAAACCTTCGGCCTCCATTTCGGCAATCGGATAGATGGCTGGCAGGTAAACGTCAGACAGCAGAGGTCCGAATCCCTCGTCAAGAACCTTCGGGAGGAGAATCTCGGAAATCTTCGTCGTTACGTAAGCGTCGAGGGCATTGTACTCGTAGAGCTTGTCCTTCGGCATTTCCTCCATGTTCTCGACGTCGATCTCTTCCTCGTAGCCTCCAAATTCAGGGAGATATTTCCAAACCAACTGCTTCAACCTAACGCTCGTCCCCGTACCTTCATCGAGGAGGTACTGCGCTATGGATGGGTCGAAAACGATGTTCCTCATGCAGATATCTTTTATCGCCCTGAGCCAAACGACCTCGAACTTGGCGTTCTGCGCCACCTTCGGCTTGTCCGACTCCAGAACCCTTTTCAACGCCCCGTCCGCAACTGCCCCCAACGCATCCCAGTCCACGACGAACGTCCGGACTCCGCTAGATAGGGCAACCGACAGGATTTTGCTTCCATCATCTGACGGTCGCTTCGACGTTGTCTCCAAATCCACCGAAAACCAGACGCACTCGTCCGACAAAAGGTAATCGAGTTCCGCCAAACCCCCCGGCGTCGTTATCAGCGTGTAGCTTATCGTCTGATGCCTCCGTCTCGTTCTGTGAACGAGGTCGGGGAGTATCGACAGGTCTTTCCTCCATACGCCAGTATGTACGGCTCCTTGAGGTCTTATGATGAACGCCGGATGCCACGTTGCCAGCCATTTGTTGCCTTTCTCGTCTGCCCTGGGCTGTCCCCGAACCGTCGTCAGCGCCCTCCCCGTGCAATGCTTCGTAGCGGGACCTCCGAGGACCAGGATCACCTTGCCCTCCATACTTTCCCATTCGAACTCCCACTGCTTCGTACAGCTTTTTCTGGTTTTTGCATCCGGAACCTTATCGCCCGTTCCGTCCCCGGTACGTCCGGGCCAGCATTTGACAATGTTCGTCACGTAACAGTCTTCACGGTATATGCCGAACGCCCGGAGTTCCTGCCACAACTTCCGGCCAGCGGGACCGACGAAAGGCTTGCCCTCCTGCACTTCCCTTGAGCCGGGAGCCTGCCCAACGATGACAAGTTTCGCCTCCTTGAGATTCCCCGTTGGGCGAACGATGCTCCTCCCAAGAAGCGGACAGACATCACAGCCTCCCTTAGCCTTCCCAACTTTGACGTTCTTTCTCGGGGAGTCTCCTTCGACAGGAGACTCCAACGGAAAGAGCCGGGGTCCAGATCTCTCCGTCAATTTTCTCTTCCCTTCTCCGGCTTTATGAGCAGTGCGTCGAGGTCGAAATCAACCTTGGCCCGTGTCGCTTTGTAGGCCGCCAGAAACGCCTTCAACCTGTCGTGTCGAAACGCCAGGAACCTCGCGGACGTCCTCTTAACCCGCGCATCCCTAATCTCCTCGGCCTGTCTGAGCAGACACAGCACATCGACTGCACCTTTTGTCAGCACCTCCTCGATTTCCTCACCGCACCCCCAATTCGACAGGTCGAATCCGAGTATTTTGAGAACGGCGATGACGGCCGCCTCAACGCCTGCAGCGAACGATGCCAATTGATCGGCGTCAGGGATCGCCATGAATCCCGCTGCCTTTGCCAAGAGTTTGATTTTTTCCTCTTGCTTCTCGTCCATCGTTAATCTCCTTATCTCTCTCTGGTCTTACTATGTATTGTCACCAAAACAGAAGTTTCATCAAAAAGGCACCTCCGAGTCTCCCTCCTCGTACTCAACCTCGGATGGTCTAACCTCCTGCGGATGGGCGTCCTCGATTTCCTCAAACCTACTTATGTCAAACCGTTTTCGCATGGGTATCGTCACGTGTCCCGGAGCCTCCCGCACTTTGTCAAGGTAGAATCGCCCCTCGTTCCTCATCCGCTCATCTGCGGTTTCGCAGATAGCGGCGACTACATCCGCAACCTGCGCCTTTCCAAACGATTCCGCTATGTCGGCGATTGTTATGGTGCGTTTCGTCAACGCCTTTCTCGTCGTTTGGGAACCTGTCCAAATCGGCACCTGAAACTCCTGTGCGATGCCCCGAAGCCGTTCGAAAATCGACTTCTGAATCTCGTACATGGTGTCAAACCTGTCCTCTTTTGTCGGTCGTATGATGTCCGCATAATCCACGATGACTAGGTCGGGATTGAATCCCTTGACAAGGGAAACCTGCGTTATCGCGGCCCTTATCCCGTCGACGGTCAGGTTTCGTGTTGGATATTCGATAACAAGGACGTCGGCAGGCCTTACGAGCCGCTGCGTCCTTCGCAACCTATTCTCCACTCGCCTGAGCATATCGTCCGTCTCGAGCACTCTCGAGCGGGGAATCTTGGTGTGGAAAGACTCATAGCGTGCGATCACCTTTGACCGAGACAGCTCCAGCGTGAAATGGAGGACGTTGTGCCTGCGTTGTACGGCGTGCGACCCCACCGTTATAAGAAAAAATGAGTTGTGGACGTAGATGTCCTCTGCTACAAACGTGTGATACTTCTCCGTCTGCAAATTGAACGTTTCCGTCATTCCCTTCGTCTCAATTGATCTCACCTTCTCCCATCGAACCTGCCCCGCTCCAACTGCTCGCCTGAGGTGCGGCCCAACATAGCCGAGCCTGTTAGCAGCATACCTCGATATGTGGCCCTCCCGCCTGTCTCGACTCCTGTCCGTATCCCACGTGAACGGCAACCTATCGTTATGGTCCTTTTCGTTCCTTTGTTCCGCTTTCTTCCTCACCTTTTCCAGCTTTTCTTCCTTTCCAAACATTCCCACTCGCTCCGCAAACCGTAGGATGTTGCCACGCCCACTCACGGACAGTCGCCACGCATCAAAACTCTTGATGCCGAGCGTGGACTCATGAAAATGAATTCTGCTGTAGATACCAAGTCTAAGAAGGAGCCTCCGAAGCTGATAGGCAAACGCCTTAGAAGCCGACGCTATCTCAACCGTCCCTTTCGACTCGTCCACCCATCCGTCGCACCCAAAAACTCTACTTAGAAACAGCCCCACCTGTCTGCTGTCACATCTGAAAATGTCGTCTGGCACCTTCTTCGACGGCCATCCCAGAGCCCCAAGCGAGGCGAGAAATTCTGCAGCGCCACACCTCTTCCATCTCGGCTCCCATCTTCCTGGTTTTCTAACTGCAACTCTGACGAGCCCTGGTTTCTCCTCCCTTCTGACCGTCTCCGTGTCTGGAAACGCTTCAGCACACTCACAATATTCATCCAACACCCGCTCGTCGGACGACCAGAAGTTGAGAACTGTACCCGTCGAGCCGCCTTCCGCCATGTAATAGGCCAGGAACTTCACCTCGTTGTCCGTCAATGGTTGCGAGGACGGTTCCAGTACATCGTAACGAGCAACAACGCCCACCATTTCGCCCTTCCCCAGGTCTCTGAGAGGTCGGAACCCGCTTCCTGTCAGAAATGGGTGGTTGCCCGTGGCTGTCACCTCGTGTCCTCCTTCAAGCGTCACTCTGAAAGTCTCCTTCAGTCCGTTACTCTTAGACACGACCACAGTGTCTATTGTCTGTCGGAATGTCTCTGGGTCGATCGAGACGATCCTGTCTCCGCTCTCTACCTTCTCTATCCTTTTGAAGGTGCCGTCGGCCATTGCAACAAGCGTCCCTGCGGGCATACATTTTCCCCATCCCGTAGGTGCCAACATGATGCCCAACTCCCCTCTATCCAGGCCGCCTCCCAGGACTCTGTCGAAGTTTCTGAGTCCCGTTGGAATTTTGTGCGTCGCGGGACTTTCTCTCACGCGCTGGGCAAGATCTTGAAAGAGAAACTCCATCCTCTGTGCCACGCCTCCCGACTGAAGGGTGTAGAAGGAGTCTATCTCTGTCGTGACCGCCCTCGTATCTGCATCCTCGGAACGGGCGGCGGCGATCGCCCGCTCCCCCAGTCGTCCCAACGCGTGACGAAGGAGATACTTCGTCACCTTGTCTATAACGTAGCCCCGTTCCTCGATCCGTACCCTGTAAACCTTGTCAACCTCCGCCCAGAAGGTTTGCGTTGGAACAATCTGTTCGCCCCCCGCCTCCCGGAGGAACGCATCAAGTTCGCGCTCCAACGTTTTTCGTGTCGGTGGCACGAGGTACTCCAGGAAATGACGGCGAACTATGGAGTAGATTGCCCGATGAACGGGGTTTTCAAAATTCGACTCCGTCACTATCTCCACAAACCTTGCTAACACTTCCTTGTCCCTGACCAGATACCCGAGCACTTCCAATTGAAAATCCGATGGTATGACCATCGAATCTAACTCAACAGGTCCCATACCCGCCTCCAATTCCTCTTCTGTTTGTTAAGCTGCTCAACCATTCTTAGCTCCCTCTCCATTACGGACTTCCTCGCCCTCTTCAACGCCCTTCGATATGTGAAGGAGACGTTCATACGTTTGAAGATACGTTTGGTGTACTCGACCAGGAAAATCTTCAGTTCCCTGTCGCTTTCGCTGATCTCCTCATCTTTCAAGTCGAGGACGGCCTCGAACTTGGAATGGGTTGCTAAGAATTCGGGTGTGAACGTCTGTCTCCAAGCCAAAAAGATTTCAAAAAGACGGAGGGGGTCGTTGATGAATCTCCATCCTACCTCCTCATTGTAGTTCCAAAGAATTGTGAATCCCTCGTAGAAGCAATTTGCAAACCTTGTGTCGTACACCGATGGATGGTGGGCCTTGATAACGTCTTTGGCGACCTCTGGGTTTCCGAACAGGGTTCGGAGTGCCCGGCGTTTGCGTCTGTAGATGTCAAAGGTCTTGTCGCTCTGGAGAAAGGAGAGGTACGGATACGCCAGCTTTCTCCCATCGACCGTCACGTAAGGCCACTTGAGCTGATGGAAGATGACGCTCAGAAAGTCTCTGACGTCTATTCCCCTCGCCTTGCACTTACTGTTAATCCGCTGGAGGTACCGGAGATTCCGGGCTCCTACCTTTTCGCTCTCCGAAATGGAAAACGTGCGGCCCCATCCGGTGAGATCACGCACCTTGGTTTCGTAAAGCGATTTGACTCTGAGAATCTCGATCATCTCTCGCCGTTTCAAAGGCATTCTTCCTTCCCGCTTCGTCATAAGTATTGTCACCAAGCCGAGAATTTCATCTCCCCGGACGCCAGCGGCGTCCTTCTACGAAGTAGAAGACCCATGTAAGAGAACAAGAAAAAGGAACACTTCTCCCTTTCTTCTCTTTCTTCTCTTTTTCTTTCTTTCTTTCTTTAAGGTAATCCCCTTACTCTATAAGAGTAAGGGGATTCCTGGAGCGAATCCCCAACTCCTCGGCGTTTTGGTCCAGAATACCCATGGGTGTTGGTATTGAGAGGCTTCGCAAGTCGCACGACGTCTACCGCCTTACAACGGCTTAGAGAGGTCGGCGAGCAATAGCTTCCGCTCTTCATCCCACACACACGAAAACCGACGTCCGCTCAGGGGTATGTTCCATACCCGAGATAGCGTCTTGAATCCGATCGTCCCATGTCTCCGGTACGGACCTGTGGGTACCACTTTGTACGTATCGGGCGGCTTCAGGTGTTTGCGTTCGGGCCTGATGGCCAACTGAGAAGTGGATGGATTGTAAGCGATTGCGCACGCCCTGTTCTTTCCCTCTTTCCCCCAAACGAGTGCCGCTGCAGGAGCGTTTAGGATGAGGTATCCGGCCCTTGAGACGGTGAGCGTTGGCATCTTCACGTGCTGCCCCGGGAGTTTTTGTTTGTCTTTCCGGGTGAACGGCCGGAAGCCGGGTGGAAAACCTTGCGCCTTAGACATTCAGAGCACCTCCTTTCGTTGAAAATCTTAGTGCCTTGTTCGGTGTAAAACCGTTCATTCATTTCCCCTTTCGAATTGTATCGTTGTCGGGATCACGTCGAATCCTTCGTTTTGGTAGAGCTTCAGTCTGTAGATGCTGTGCCCTTCGAGATACTTGTCTCCCTTGTCCTCGAAGTCGTAGATGGTGACGACGTTTTCGCCCGAGGGCTTTCGACGCATCCCGCGTCCTATTCTTTGAAGTAGGCGCATGTGCGACTTTCCTGCTCCTCCTAGCACCATAGCTCTGACGATCGGCGCGTCGATTCCCTCGTCAAAAATCGGCGTTGCTATCAGTGTCTTGATGATTCCACGTTTGAGATTCCTCAAAGCGGCCACCCTGTATTCGCTCGTTTCGAGTCCCGACAGGAAGACCGTCCCCGGGGGTGCGATGGCCTTGATTGCGTTTCCATGTCGTATTGTGTTGACGAGGACGAGTATAGGCTCATTTCGTCGTTTGTGCAACCTCATCAAGCCTGCGATGGTTTGGTTTCGCTTTTCGTTCAACTCGACGCCTACCTTGTAGGCTCCTCTGTATTCTCGACCTGCAGTGTTAACCCAGTTCTTGATTCTGACAATTCGGGGACGGGCCGAGATGCCGCGTCTGATGAGATCTCGATTCGTGACAGTTTTGATTTCCTCTCCCGTCATGCCGATAAGCCACAGGTTTTGGATTTCCTCTCGCATCAACGGAGTGGCGGAAAGCCCGTATCTGTAGAAGGCATTGCAGGACTTGGCGATTGTCCTCCAGCTTGTCGAGCTTGTATGGTGGCAGTTGGAAACTATGAAGCCGTTGGCTACGAAGAGATGTTCGTGGCTGTCGATTTCGATGTCGTATAGGTCTCGCACACCCAGCGGGATGGGTTGTCGAAGTTCCACTGTTCGTTGGAAGAGTTTCTCTCGCTTTCGTTTGACTCCAGTGATTCCGAGCGTCAGTCGTTTCGCCTGTCCGATTTCCTTCAGGCCATCGGGAGTTTTGACAACGTGGTCTTTTGATGCGATGAGATATCTGTGCTGTCCTTTGACCCGAAAGAGGAAGGCTGGTTTTCTCGTTTTCCATATCCTTCGCACTCTTGCCACTTTGCCGTCTGGCGTGAGCACCTCATCGCCAGCTCTCAAAGTTTGGAGTGCGACCTCTCCTTTCGGCGTCGCCACTTGGGTTTGTCCGTCCAGACATTCATCGAGGATCATTACGTCGACGTGATTCATCAGAAAGTCCTTGAGCCACACTTTCGTCTGCTTTTGCTTTCCCTTCGACCTCAGCCTCTTGTATAAGGTTTGCACCATGGCGACGTTGACACGTCTGATGTCCAATTTGTCTCGATGGATGACGCCTACGGGTTCTCCAAGCCTGTGCTCGAGGCGTTCCTTTGTTTGGTACATGAGATCGCCTCTGTGGATAAGCCAGAGGATTCTAAGGTGGCGCAGAACCTTCATTATCCCCGCTCCCATCTCCGTATTATGGGTAGGAACGCAATGATCAGTGACGTACATATGTTCCGGAGAGTCTACGTAAAGACACTGACATTCCTTCTCCCCAACAGGCTCAATTTTCGTAATAACCCTCGACTGATGCTTATTGCCAACCAGGACCTTATTGCGCTTGCGTGAGATGCTAAAAAGATTGTGCGCCAAGTCGCCGCTGATGGTGACTGTAAAAGCCCTACGACCGAGATGCTTTTCTCCGCCATACAGATAAGACGGAATCTTCGACCTGAACCGGGCTACTCCTCCGAGAGATTCAACCAACTCCTTCACATCCATAGCCAAACGTTTAGAGCAGGAGCAGAATTCAATGCCCCTCTTCCCGCCCTGAGCATAGCCATCCGTGTCCATTAATCCCTGGAGGAGCGCAATGCGGTGCGGGGCGTCGTTGTACTTGTAGTCGTCAGGAACAAACTTCTCCTCGGCTCGTTTCCCCCAAAGTCCATACCTCTTAAGGGCCTCAACGTAGTAGTTCTCACAGAGATGTCCCCTAGAATCATGAGCAACGGAGGCGTGGGACCTAGTTAGAAGATAATCACAGCCCCTATCGTATCTGAGCCTATAATCGGCTAGGAGGAGCTCTTTCACACGACCCAACAACTCTTCGTCAGCATTAGAAATAACGATTGATCCAGACAACTTTCCGTTTCCGAGCAGAACACCCATCAGATACGGAGGAATATCAACAGGACGAAACCGAAAAGCCACACACTCAGAAGGGTAAATCTGATAAACAGGTCGCCCAGAAGGAGACAGATAATTCCCCATAATATCTGCTAGTCGAACAACCTTGGGGCGAACCCCGTTAACCCTGCTTCCAATTTTCCACAAATGGTCCGCCGTGCTTTCAACGGAGTCCCCGTTTCTGAATGTTATCCTGTAGACGGGGACCATTCCCTGCGGAAAGACCCCGACTACGGTAGCTACGCCGCCAGAGGGCGTGCATACGATGTCTCCCACCCTAACATCGCCCATCCGCACAGGTCCGTGCGGGGTGTAAACCTTAGCATCCACAGGGAGAGCCTTCCCTGCGTTTGTAGGGGACTGGATGATGCACCGTTCTTTCCTGATTGCCTCGTTGATGGCCTCGATCTGATAGTCTCGGAGGACGATTCCCCGTAGTGTTGGCTCCCCGAGTTCAAGTCCCTCGGGCTTCTTCCTACAGTCGGTTATCTTGAGGCGGTCCTTGATCTTGCTCGGAAACACGTTCAGCAGTCCCGTCGGAAAGGTGCGGGAATAGCGGTTGTAGAACGAGTAGGTGCCATCCCAGACGCGATTCCTGTACGACTTCATAAACCAGAAGTTCGGGACGACGAAGGTCAACGCCCTCTTTATCGCCTCCTCCTCGACGGGATGGTCGAAGTGTACGACCTTCGTGCGGATGTTGCCCATCGCCATCTTAATCATCGATTCTCTCCCATCGGTCGGAATGCGGCAAGCGTCTGTATCCAAACCTCATGTATTCCCCGTAGTCGACGGCCTTCTCCGGCAGTCTTACCTGTGTCGGGATGACGCTTCTCGTCAGTTCTTGCAAGGCTCTTGCATCTTTCTCGGCGTCTGCGTCGAATGCAACGATCAATCTTCGAGGCTCAAGCTCTATTATTGTGCGGAGTTGTTTGGGAGAGGGCGATTTCCCGAATACGGCAACTCCGTTGCACGCTATCGCGTCGAAGATCCCCTCGCAAATCCAGATGTCCTTCTCTCCCCGCCTCCTGACGTCCTCGATTCCCCAAACAACCTCGCCTTTTGAAAGTCTTGTCTGCCCTCTCTTCGGAAAAAGCCAGGGCGGCGATACGTTTTTGTAAAATGCCCGACCCGCCCAAAACCTGTCCGGTCCCTGTGGGTGAGGGAAAATGGCTCTGTTTGGTGTGTTTGGGGAGATCATCACCTTGTATTTGACGATTTCCTCATCTGTCAATCCCCTCCGTCTGAGGTATCGCAAACAGGCTCCGGCGTGCGGAAACCTGGCTTTTGCTAGGGGCGTGAATATCGGAATCTCCCTTGACCATCTCCGTTCTTTCATTCGGCTCAAGGCAAACGCCAGGTCTGCGGCCTTGATTTTGGTCTTGACCGACGGGTACCGTCTGATGAGATTGTCAAGACGGCCTTTCGCTTCGCACAACCAACAGTGGTATACGCCTTTGGTCAGGCTGATGTAGAGGTGGTTGTGTGTAGGATGGTCGTGACATACAGGACACTTGATGATGACTTCGTCTTCCATCCTTAGATTCTCCTAGAATACATTGTCGCCTATGAATTGCTTTCCTCGATGTTCCACCTATCTCGTTTCCGAAGGGAGTCAGCCGCCTCTAGAATCATCCCCACCGGGACATCGATTTCCGAATGTTCCTCAACGCCGCAGCCCTCAACGGTTATGGTCTTGGCAATCCTTATCAGCTTCTTCTTGGGCATCCCTTTCACCTCTTCGGCAAGCTCTAAAACCTCTCTCCTGGCAAGGAACACCTCTGAATGCTCTACCCAGGAGCAACCACTCACTGACACGGTCTTACTAAACCTCGGCATTTCCTCCTCTATCACCGCTCTGTCATAAAATGTTCATGAGTCCTTCTCAGCGACTCAAAAAAATCCATATCATCGTTGGAGCGTTTCCTCCACTGCTTTAAGCGTTTCTTAGCGACCTCCGGCTTGTCCCAATCGCGCGACATGAGGAAGCGACGGCGGATGTCCAGACAGAATTGTTCTACGTCCGAAAAGCTAGCTCCTTCTAGTTCTTTCGCTAACTCGTCTATGGGGATGCCAAGTTTCTCTCCTGTCCTTTTTTCGAACCGCCAAAGAAAATCCCTTATTTGTTTTCGGGAGGGCGGAGAGAGCGTTAATTTCACCTGGAAGCGTCTCCACACTCCCCGATCCAGAAGTTCTGGATGATTCGTTGCGGCAACGACCACCACATGGCTTGGAAGGTTGTCGATGTGAAGTGACAAAGACCCCACGATACTTCTCTCGTGAATGTCCCTTTCTCTTGCGATGATGTCAAATTCATCGAAGAACAACATGCATCGCCGCGTTTTGGCTTGCTCAAACAGAAGCGACAGATTAGAGGATGCCCCCTCCAACGAACCAGCCATCACAGAGTCGTACCTGACGACAAGAATCCCAACGGCCAGCTCAGTCGCAATGGCATCTGCCAAAAGGGACTTTCCGTTTCCGGGCGGCCCAACGAGAAGAATTTTGTGTCTCGGCTCGAGACCTTTAGATCGGAGAAGGCCCATTCTGTGTTGCTCTTCGATGACCTCTAGGCACTCTTCAACGACGTCGTCGGATAGGATGAGATCTTCCATTCTACAAACCGGAAGGACCTCGTAAAAGGGATTTTTGTTTTCGCTCATTTTTCTCCTCGCTCTACTCCTCCAAGAGTCCTGCTCCCATATCCTCAAGAAATTCTTCGAGAGCCTCAGCAAACTCTCTGAACTTCTTGCTCTTCCTTTTTGACTTCGTAAACCCAACAGCCTGGAGTATTCTTTCGTGCAACAGTCTCCGTCTCTCTTCCAACTCAAGCAACTTCATCGGGTTCTCATGTATGATAGCGCCCGACCTCAGAGAAGCCCTGATTCTGCGTACAACATGCATGACGTACTCATCTAGCAAAGAACTCGGGACTTCATACCCTCCAACATTCGTAGTCAACTTCGGAACCACTCTCTTGGCGAACAGCTTGTCGTAATGACGAAGAAGCTCGTTCAGCACATTGATCTTGTCACGCAACTCAGCTACGCTTGCCTCAAGCGAAGCCAACCTGGCTGACCGCTTATCCTCGGGGAGAATTGACGAGAAGGTGCCAAACAGCATTTTGTCCCTTGCCCCCTCTAGCTCGTAGACCTTCTTATGAAGCTCCTCGATCCTTCCCTTTACAAACTTCACGTACTCTGCCAGATTCTTCTTGAACTCCTCATTTTCCTCAAACACAACCCTAACGTGTTTCCCGTCGCTTGCAGACTCAAAGTATGCATCGCCACGGAGGATGTCTCTCTCCACCTCAGAAGAAAGGCCATGGAAACATCTCAAAACGTTACGTGCCCAGTCAAACTTCTGTTCGTACCAGAAGGCGTCTCGTACAAGCTCCGCGAACCCCCTGCCAACCTCGAAGTGCATCGTTCCTGTTTTCATCGCCTCACCCCCTTTCGTTTAGATTTAGAAGAGCGGATGTGGAGTAACGGCACCCTCTTGCCTGAACTTCTCGCCGATTGCTCAACGAAAGGAGGCGGACACTCCTTGCCTAGGTTTTGGAGCGCCTCTTGTGCCGTTTGAGATTTCACACATCCGCTCTTTCGCATCATCGCAATCCCTGGTCTCTTCTTCTCTCCCGCTTTGCGCTTAGACAGCGAAACATCACGTCTCGCAGCAGCTCTGAGGCAGAGAAATTTTGAGCATGTTTTAGGTTTGTAATCGGGGAGGTACTCATATTCCTCCCCGCAAAATGGGGCAGGTCGCTTTCTGCCAATCTGATTTCGAGGTCATCCTTCCGTCTCCTCCTTTTCAGCAAAGGCTACGAAATTTTCCATCTTATTAAGTTCATTCATGACGGCCCTTGTCAATATCTCCTCGAGCGAAACGCCCACGTGGCGGCGGATGATACTATTGATATGGGCGAAGTCCTTTTTGTCGATCTCGACCTTGACCGAGTCATTTTTAACTCTTATCGCAATTTTCTGCCTCTTCGTCGTTTGCTCCCCTCGTCTCTTCCGCTGCCTCATCTCCCGAAGAGATATAATAACGAGGATAGAAACCCAAAGAACAATCTCGACTACATCGAGCGGCGTCATCGTCATTTTCTCCTCTCGGTCTCGGACTCGGCCCTTCTCAGCTTTATGTGCAGTCTGTGAACTTCCTTCTGAAGGTTCGTCTTCTCCTCCATGAGGCGGTCCATGATCGCCTTCATGTCCGAGATCTTTGAGGTTGCCGATAGACTCGTAACGACTACGCCGACGACTACGCCGACGAAAGCACCACAAATGCCTCCCAAAACGAATGGACTCATCCTCTTTCTCCTTTCTTATTCTTTGATTTCCTCAAGCTCAGACTCGTGGACAAGCTCCTCGAGTCTGCCCACTTTACCATAGTAGACTGTGCCTTCGGTCGGAAGGCCTTCAAACATAGAACGCAAGCTGTAGAGTATACAGGCGGGGTTTCCCTTTTGGTGCTTCCACCCAGTCGGCCAGAGGTCTGTGTCTTTCCCTTCGATAAGGATTGTCGGATTAGGGGTTCCATGCCTCTTGGCGAAGTATCCGGACCTTCCTTTAATTCGGTAAACCTTACCTTTCTTGATTTCCACTCTGACATGTCTCCTTTTTCTCTATTATTTATTGTCACCGGACAAGCAATCTCAACGACCGTCCTGCTCCGAGAAAGACAGGACTCTCGCCGCTCGTATCCCAAATTTGAACCTTCTGTCCTCTCTCTCTCTCCAAACCTTCTTTTTCATTGTCCGCTATCCTTTGGGGCAGAGCTACGACTTCGGAATTTCCTTGAAATACTTTGACAACATTGTGTCGACTTCTCTTTGCACGTCCTCGATCGAATGCAGAATCTCTTGGCGTAGGATTCGCCACGGCCCCGCGATCTCCTCCGTTATCCTTATTCCAAAGTGACCGCCTCCGAGCTCCTTCACCTTGATTTCCAAGCCCCGCTTCTCTTCAAACATCTTTCCTCCTTTCCGTCATCCCTCTCGTATCTTTAAGTGCCTTGCGCCAAACTCCTCGCTCTCATGTACCACGCTGATGGAGTATGTTGTATAATCCGGGGCTTTTTTGTCCAGGAAGGGCTTTATCAGCCTTTCTAGTGCTGGGTGTTCTATCTTGAAGACGTGGGTCTGTACAATCACTTCGCCCCCGTGGACAGCTTCCCCTAGGTCAGTAATTCTGACTGCCAGCTTAATGCTCATCTCTTCCTCCTTGATTTTTTCGTTAACTCCCTGTCGTCAATGGGTCTAGGCCGTGGGAATTTAGGTTCTTCGCCCTTTCTGAACTCACGCACTAAGCTAATAGAGTAGGTTCTCCAGCCTGATTGCCATGTCTGTAGAAACGGCGCAAGAAGCTCCTCCAGCTCCGGGCTTTCCACCTCAACGACATAGGTGTGTACTTCCGGGTCGGAAGATTTCGTATGTGCAAGCATACAGACATCAGTAATCCTCACTGCCAATTTAATACTCATCTCTTCCTCCTACTCTCCCGTATCTCTACACGCCCCGGGTCAAATTCCTCGCTGGGGTGTAATTTTTGAAAGGCGGTTTTTGAGCGAGTCAACAACGCCTGCTTCAACTCCTCTTCGAGTTTGATATTGAAGTCTTCCTGAGGCGTCGCAAACGGAGGTGTCCATTGAACTTTCAGCAAATGTTCCTTCCTGCACACCTGGCAATCGTAATGCGCACAAAGAAACTTGCGATTTTCCTTTATCATCCGTGCCTCCCTTCATGCTCTACCTCGATGCCGAGTTCCCTGAGCATCTCTATAAAGAGGCGGCGTGGAGGAGTGAGATATCCAAACCCCGTCTCCTGACCGAATATTTCCGCCCACTTACATATGAACGCGTAAGGTACACTCGTCTTTTGTTTTTCTTCTGTTTTCATTTTTCGGCGCCTCCTTGTGACATTGTCTACAGCTCTGCTGATTCACTTCCACTTTTCTTTGCCTCCTCTTTTAATACGGCCAGCACTATTTTTAGTATGGCTTCGGTGTCCGTCTTGCCTTCGGCTTCATAGAACCTCCCGTTTGCATATAGAATCACTACTTTTGCAATGTACCCTTTATGGCTTATCCCCAAAATCTGATAGTAACGAAGAGTCAACACCTCAACCTCGCTTCTGCTAAAAAGCCATTCTCTTGCATCTTTCCACGTCCAAAGAGGAATAATATCAAGAGCTTTGGGAGAACAAATACTGAGCAATCTGAGCTGCCTTCTAACGTTAAGCCTACTGCGCTTGCCATCCTTATCGTAACTGTAGTTAACATCCGTAATGTCTTCTGGCTTAGAAGTTTTCATCAGATACCAATCCCCATATTTAATCTGCTTCCTATAATGTCGGGTAATTTCCTCACAAAGCCTTATTTCCTCTCGAGTAAACTTCATCTCTTCCTCCTCGGCAATGCTTTTATAGCCTTGTGAATTTTGGCAAGTTGATGCCGAGCTTCTTTATCTTTCTTGGTGAGCCATTTAATCCCCTTAGAATTCAGGCTAAAGGCCATCACCGGAACAATGCTCTGCAACAGTTGGACGCACCCAAGTTGTCCCTCGATTGCGAATACAACTAAAGGGCACTCAGCACATGCCTTTGGTAGCGCCCAGCGGGGTTGGAGGTGCTTCTTGCACAGGCTACAAGGTATGGGGATAGTGAAGTATATTGCAAGCTGACCTTGTTCGGCCCTTGACGCATCAAACCGCTTTAGCAGGTTACGCCAATCGGCCTCAGAGATGTAAGCCGTTTTGCCCTTGTATTTTATTCCCCTCATGCTTCCTCCCTCTCTCGATGTGTGTCCTCGCCACCTCGCTCTATCCTTGGTAGTGTTTTTATAATATCTCTGAGCTTAGCAAGCTGGTAACGGGCTTCTTTATCATCTTCAATCGCCCAAAATACCTCCGTTGTAGTTGCTATAAAGATTTTTTCTGGAATGAGACCATGCTCTAATCTATCGCACCCAACCTCGCCCATGGCTTCAAATACTCTTAGAGGACACTTGGTACACGATGCTTCGTATCTACCAATGGGACGATGGAATCGCTTGCATAAGCTGGAAGGGACAGAGATTACAAAGCGGCCCTTAATCTTTTTGGCTCTCGCTGGATCAAGTCGACGCAAGAGATTGCGCCAATCGGCCTCGGTTATATAGGCCGTGACGCCCTTGTATTTGATTTCCCTCATGCTTCCTCCTTTCATTTGGTTCTTTTGCTGCCCCCATAGAAAATAACTATGCAGCTTGGAAAAGGTGCGGAACCTTTCCCGTCGTCAAATTTTAAGCGTCCCTTTATAAACCTTATCTCATCAGCTTTCATTACGTAGTCGTGCCACCATCTTGTATCGGTCCGGCTTGGAATTAAAAAGACAACAGTTTTCCCCTTCTGGTTTTCCTCATAGCCTTTCTTAATCCATTTAGGCAACTCCCGCCCATATGGAGGATTTACGAAATTGCTTTCTCCCCATTCAATTGACAATCCGTCGAAGAAAGGACTAGGTGGGCAGGGGTCGAAGTTAAAATGGAACTCGGCATCAAGTACCTGGAATACTGCCTTTGGCGTTTTCCAATCTAATCGCTGGCTTGAAAAATGTACCTTATTCATCGTTGCCAAACAATCCTGCCGGGTTTTGCAAGCCTCCCTACGTTTTTGGAACTCCAGAACCGCCCCGTGGAGGGTTCGCTGGATCCAACCCCCCTTTGGTCGGCCCGTTCCCTGATTCATTTATTACGTACACCGCAGTCTTACTATCATGAAACGGATAGATGACTATAAAATTAGGGAGTTCTTGAATTTGGCAAACTATTTGTCCCTCCTTCTCGATGCCATACAACTGGACATATTTGTCCCTATGTTTCCTCAACTTTAGGCTCATCTCATTCCTCCCATCGTTGATGCTCGATCTTTCTCATCGAATTCTTCGCAGCGAACGACTGCCGTTCCGACTAAGGTGTCACTCCTCTCCTCTGATTAAACGCTATGCTTCCGATCATCGTAGAGTCGACATTTGTTCTTCTCCACCCACCCGTTTCATTGTTCAACTGTCATGTGTCTTGGAAGCGTCTTCTTACTCCTTTCCGTCATCTTCTCACTCCTAAACTCCACAAAAGTCTTCGAAACACCTCCTAAACTCCACAAAAGTCTTCGAAACACCTCCTAAACTCCACAAAAGTCTTCGAAACACGAAGGACAAAGAGCTGATATGCGATACTCAGCTACTTCGATTGGCTTCATGATTTTTTCGTCAACTGGCTTCTTGCATGAAATGCAAACCCTTTGCGCCTTCGCCTCGGAAGCTGTCATTCCGAACATCCTTTTGGCAAAAGCATCCTTGCACGTTTTCAAATCATTCGACATCCTCTCCCTCCTTCATAGCTTGCTTAGATGACTTTTTCTCTCGTTGTTCCTCCTTCGGGTTATCGATTATCTCTTTGCCACACTCTACGCAAAATGTCCCCGTGCGTCCCTCTCCGTTGACCCCAAAGACCATAAGAGAGATAGTGCGCTTGTGGAAACACCCAAGCTCGCCGCCTCGCAGCTTCCATTTGACTCTATTTGCGAACAATGCCTTCCATGCGGCCTCTTCCGTTTTGTAGGTTTCGCTCTGGACGAGTCCGCCTACGTCGTCTTTCGCCTCCCAGTGATATCCCCCACCATCGATACGAATCAATTCAACTTTTGGATTTTTCATCAGACGCACTCCCAGGGTTCAACCGGGTACGGCTCTTCTTCTGCAGCTCGGAGCGAAGGGCAATCTGCCCAGTATTCATCTTCAAGCGATTCGCCTTCACAGTCGAATTTCCACCAGAGGCATCCGAGACATACTAAGTTAATCATTTTACCCTCCTCTCGTCATCTCTATACCTCACCCTCAGGTGAACAGTGAATGCGTCATCAAGCGGCAAGATCCCAACATTCCGTGGATCAATCCTTATGTACGAATGCTTTGTCTTCCCGTGCCCACAACAAGATGCGATAGTTCGCACGCCGAAATCATTCAATGTCTGAATGAGGGTGCAAGGCACTTGTCGACTTCGACTTCCTTTCCGTCGATGATAACTTTCTGAGTCGATCCTTCTTCGCACATCTACTCGCCACGAACAAATCGAAGACAGCCTCGCAATCTCCCCACAAGCGGAAGCAGGGAGGAGTATATGGCGTTGATGCTCTCCTCCAGGTCAGAAAAGACAGACCCTGCGGTCTCTCCTTTCCGGACAACGGATGACACTTCGCCTCCGATACGTGCCGTCGGTTCGGCGAATCCCGAGAAAAGAAGGTCGTGTAGCTCTTCGAAAAGTTCTTGCGCTTCGCTTGCTAACAGACTGCATTGACGAGCGGTGTTCTTCATCCGGGAAATCTTGTCTCGTGTCGACTCCACGTCGGGCCTCCCTGACCGAGCATTTTGTTCCTTCACCTCGCCTCCTTTCATTTGACAAATTTGGCATTGTCAGGGAGTCTATCCCAAAAATACTCGGGAATGTCTCCCTGACACCACAGATTCGTAGTCGTCGCACGTCGTCCGTCGTTCCATTCAATGACGAACCTCCGTCCGTCAAACCCACGAACCCCGCAGGTATCGAATTCGTCCTCGACGAAATAATGCACATGGTTAACACGAGCGACCCTCGAATCGTCACGCCTCTCTACCCAACCCAACCAGAACTCGCAACTAACACACACCCCCAACCTTCTCATTCTGTCTTCCACTTCTTTCCCAAACCCAAAACGAATTTCCGCTCCACATTCTTTACATATCACCCCGCTCAGCTCTTCAATGGTTCCGCGGTGACAACTAGACTTCGTCCACTCAATGAACCGCCCGACATCAACAATATCACGGCGCGGGTCCCAACAAAACCCGACCTCGTGGAGAATGTCCTGAAGTCCTCTCGGCCCTTCTCCGCCGTAACCCACTTCAAACCCATCTGTCACAAGACACCCATAACGCCCATAGATGTACGTCCTTGCTCCCTCTTCCTCCATCCGACGAAACTGAATCATACTCACCGGAGCAATGACTTCGAGGTTTTGTCTGACAAACGCCAGACTCATCTGCGTGACGCCGTGTGGCATCCGGGGGTCGAAAATTTGTCCTTTATACCCCACGTCCTTCCTCCTTGTTGCTTCCACTCTTGACCACACCGCCTCATTTAGGTTCAAAACCCGGGCGATGTGTCGAGCAAACCCCGGGCGTCTGACTTCATCGGTAAAGGCAACGGGGGATTGCTTCGATGCTTTTGCGTCGTAGACGCAACCGACGCCGCCATGCTTATCGGTTTTGTAGCTGTATCTCTTTGCCATTATTCCCTCCGTTTTCCGCCCTCATTGGGGACGACCCTCGCTAGCAGGGCCTTTGCCAGCTCCCTCATGAGGACGATACATTCATACGACCCAAGAGCTAAGCACCGCTCCTTCGCCGCCCTCGCTGTCTCCGACTCGCTGAAAATGTCTTCGGGATACATCCCCTTTAGCCACTCGCACACGTCCAACAATCCTGCCGGAATTCCGTTCTCCAAGAACAGCCTCGTCATCCTAAATCTCCTTCTTGAAGTCGCCGAGAAGAGCAGTGAGCTGACGGTCGCTCTCTCGGAGAGTGTCTATCAAAATCCTCAGGTCCGAAATCTTCGCGGCTGCTGCGAGGGCCATTCCCACGCCCCCTAAAAACGCCCCGACAAAGACACCCAAAACAAAGGCAATGACTAGATGTCCCATGTCATGCCTCCTTCTTCGTCAACGCCTCGAGCTTTCGCCTTCTGTTTTCAAGCATACGTGAAAGCCTTGCATACTCTCTGTAGGCTTGTTTCCGCGGCAAGCCCGCCGACGCAAAGACCAGACGTGTGTGGGCTCTGTTGCATCTTTCCTCGAGGTCCTGAATTTCCTCTCGAAGTTTCTCAGCGGCTTTGCTCATCCCCATCTTCCATGCCAAGGAGTATCGCTTCCATCTGGTCAAGTCCTGTCCGGGCGTGGCGAAGACAATTCCGAATTCGTAGCATCGAAACGACGTTGGAAACAAGAGCAAATAGGTACCCTGCACCACAGACGAGGACATATGCCTTCATGAAGATAGATGGCCTCCAAAATATGATCGCAGCGATAATGCCTGTAGCAAAGAGGAGCAAAAGGCCCATCTGGCCGCGCCTCCGGGCGAAGATTTGCCTGCACTCGTTGAGATTTGCGCCCACATCTTTGTTCAGAGCAGAGAATCGATCATCGAGGTTGATCATGGCTTTTCCCCTCCTTTCTCAAAGGTAGTATATCTCTCCTTTGGAGCGTATGGGTGGCGCGAAGTGCGTCTCTCCCACCGCTCGCATCGTGCGCCCGGCCCGAATCATATCCTTGATGACATTTCTTAGCTCTTTGTCGTCCTTGATACTCAACTCAACCTCCACGACGACGCCCCTTCCTATTCCCCCAGCTCTTGTTTCCAAGCTTCCCTGATCCGCTTGATTGCGTCCACATACACCCGTTTCTTTGCATACCCTATATCGGTTTTCTCCAACTCCCGCCAAACTTCGCTCAACCTGCCGCCCTCGAGCATCTGTCTCATCACTCGCCTCGACACCCTGCCGAGCTTCCGCTCGATTTTTCTCCGTATCATCTCCAAGATTTTCTGCGACTCCTCGTCCTTCCAGCCCTGCTGTGTGGTTACCAAGTCGTCCCTCAGCTCCATCGGGATACTCGTTCTGTTCTCCTCCTTGTTCGCCCTGCCTCTGTGCCTCGACCACCACCAGACCGACTCCAACGGAATTGACAATGCTTGATTCATCTTCAACTTCCACTTGATCATTCTCCACCTTGCGATGGCCCATACGTCCCGTTCTGTGAGATTCTTCTTCTGCTTCGCTTCGAGAATCGCTAACCAAGCCTCGTTCACCAGCTCTTCCCTGAACTGCGGCCTGATCGCGTCTCGCACTTGCTTCCGAGCGACTTTCTCAACGATCTCTTGAATCCTCTCTGGACTTACCATGACACTCCCTTTCATTTGATTTTTTCTTCCTATTAATAATATAGTCATTTTCTTTCTATTTGTCAAGTGTTTTCTAAAATTTTTTGAAAAAAATTTTTGGGCGATTTCCGCGACTTGGCATGATTCTTGTCACTCATCGGACGAAGCCGACGCCTCCTGCACCTGCCCAGAACGTCTCAGAGGCTCGCTGAGGCGAAAATGCGGCTTTTTCATACCTAGGGTCTTGTCTGCACAAAAACGCCCCAAAATCGGACGCTGAGAGCGAATATCGCCCGTTCCTTGTGATATCCGAACCTCGTTTTCCGAAAGGGGTGTCGTGGGAGGTTTCATAGCTCCTGCCGCTCAACTATCGAGCCGGAGACGACGCCGCCCAACCTATATTGTTGGATCACCCTGTCGAAAGCCGTCAGCGCCTCTTCGCAGATTTGGCGTTTCAGTTTTTCGTTCATCTTCTTGTCGGAGATGAAGTTGAACTGAACCGTAAGAGTGTAGTTGCAGATCTCGTCGCTCATCCGAATCCGTTCCTTTCCTCGGGCTGTTTGTATTCGAGTCCGAGTGTTTGATGAATTCCTTCCTCCGTCTGTTCTCCGACCAACTGTTTTGTCTCGGCGTCCCTGAGTCCGTATTGGCTCAGTATCAGACCTTGCCTCCTCGCTGTCCATCTCATCATCTTGTTGTAGGAGGCTGAGCCTGTAAGGTATAGGAGCATCGGCTCGAAATGCCCCAACTCCGCCACGTAGATATCCAACGTCACCTTCCCGTCGAGAATCCATTGTCCCTTTCTGTCCACGTCCACTCTATTCGCCCGCGGCCTCTCCTTCACCTTTCCGCCGAGCACAGGCTCGCCGAACGCTTCTCGGCACGCCTGCCACAGTCCCTCGATTGTCGTTTCCGTAGGCACAACCACAAAATCGAGGTCGCCCACTGTCTCTCGTTTTCGCCTGTAACTTCCTGCCACCACGACCGTCGCTATCCCGCCCAGCTTTGCCTGGACCAGCTCAACATACGGGGTCGCTGCGGCTCGGAGGATTCTCTCGAGTCCTTGATGTCTTCCGTTTCGACTACTCATCTGCTTCCCGCCTAAAATTTTTTCCTTCTTTTTTTAAGGATTGTCACCGAGGCGAACCCTTCAACGGCTTCCCGGGAGTCTTTCCGAATCTCACGTCGTCAATGTCCACTTCAACGATCCCGTTCTTGCCCTCGCTCAATGCTATCTCTACCATTGCCTTTATTGTCGTCTCATCCTGCCACCAGCACTCGCATCCCCAAACGACTTTTCCGTTGTCGAGGACAATCTTTGGTGTTAATCGCCCTTCCCTATGGAAAACGTCCCGGAGTCCGCCGCCTCGTTCCCCGGGAGGAGGAACCTCGTAGCCTTCAAAAGTTCCGTACCCTAGAAGGTAGATTACGCCGTCCGAGATCCCAAGGATGACGCCTACCCTATCTCCCTTCACTGTGTGGTACGTTCCTGTGCCCATTCTTTTGCGGCCCTTCACCTACCTGTCGCGGACTCGCATCCAGTCCTCGTCTTGAATCTCCTGTCGCGTCACGAGGATGAGAGGGGAGTCGCAGATCGGACATCTTGCGACTCCTCGTTTGTCGCTCACCGCGCCGGACTTCTCGAAGATTCGACCGCAGCACTGAAAGACTTCCTCGTTCGGCTTGCTCATTGAAATCTTTTCCTCCCGCCTCGATGCCACGTTTTGTCCCCTCAAATTTTGGCAACTTGTCCGAGTCGGAGGTCCTCACCCGCATTCTTTCTCCAGAACTTTTCATAGACTCCCCTTCCGGTTTTAGTGGGATAGAAGCTCCTGCCACACTCCGTGCAGGTGATACGGCACTCCAACCTCGCAAAGTCGAAGCCGACCCTGAAAGTTCTATGTACGTGCCTCATTTTGCTCTCCTTTTTCTCTTCGGCTCAACCAAGTCTAAGAGCATAAGTTCATTTGCATATCGATTCCTAACCGTGTTCAGGAAGCTGTTGATAGACCAACGCCCGCCGATCGGATCGATGAACGCTTCAACTTCAACAAGGTATTTACCTGTGGGGGACTTCACAACAATCGTGGCGTGTTCGCCATCGTCGGAAAACCGATGCTTCTCGACTTTTGCTTCGAGACCGTAGAATTCACCTACCCTCCTCCTGAGTGTTTCGAGGCTTTGCCTCTTTTTGAATCTCATCGTCACAACCTCCTTCTCCGAAAAGGATCGGGCCGAAATGGTTACATATCCTCTCTTGAGTCAGGTACGATGGGACCTTCTTCGATCGCCCGAGCGACGTTTTCAAAGTCTGCCATCGAGGACTCTAGGATGTTAACCACACATTGGATGACGTCATCGGAGTCTGGGACGAGCTTGTGCACCACCAGAAAAAGCGCCTCCTGTTGATCCTCCGACACAAGTCCGACAAGTTTCACCCTAACTTCGCACTCGAAGTCTCCAACGACCAGCATGTCCGCTTTCCATTCTGCGATCCGGGCAATAGACCAACCTCGAGGCACGATTTTCGTGCATTTTGCGGCGTCGTACCTGTCGACGACAGCCCACTTTTCCTCGCCCAACTTCACGTTCTCTCCCCGATCGGCCCGCCCCGAACCAACGCTATTGGCTTGTCCAGGAAGATGACGTACATGTCTTTGGCTTTGTAGAGGTGGTAGCGACGGCCCTGGGCCGCTCTTTCGATCCGAAAGTACCATAGGAATCCTTTGAGTCCGACGTATGCTGCGCCTCGTTGGGTGTACCGAACCTTCCTGGCTCCTTGCAACGAACCGGACTTGGAATCCAACGGCTTCAGCCCAACAATGTTCAGATCGGGATTGTACAGTAACTTGACATACTTGGCTTTGAGAAACGGTTGCGCCGCTTTCGCAACGTAGAGCGTCCCGTTAGAGTTCAGTGTCACCCACGGAAGTTCATCTCTCGACTTGTCGGGCATCTCTCCCTTGTACTCTCTGAACCCCTGCTCTGCCCGTTTGGGGAGCTTAGCTTCTCTCATCGTTTGTCCTCATTCTGACTTTCTCGTACCGTTTCATCGAGAAGTCGAAGATGTTCAGAATCCCACAGATTTTCTGCGTTGCTCCGGGTCTGACCTCTTCGTTCACGATGAGCAACGGAGTTACCGAAGAGTGCTGAGTGTCCCAGATCTTTCCTTCGAGGTTCCGCACTCTGTAATGGTATCGTCTTTTTCCTCCCATTTGTCGCCTCCTTTGTCCGAACGCTCCTTCTGGAAGTTGCGCCGTCATTTTAGGATTTCCTTTATCGCCTTTAATTCGCCTTCAAGGCTTCCGCGTTTTGGGAGTTTTGAAAACGAGCCGTCCGGACAGAGAACCCAGATCACTCTGTCTCTCGTCTCCGGCCTATCCAGCCATTCGACAAGTCTCCTTCCTCCCTCTGTGTCCTCCATCTTTGCCAATCGACGTGCGAACAGGTACATCCTTTTCGGTATGCCAACGTCCTCATGGAGCGACATCAACGATGCCCATAGAAGTCGGCACAGTTCATCGTGCTCTCTCTTCGTTAGCTTTATCATCCTACTTCTTTGTGCCCTCCAACCCTACAAGTTTTACTCATTTGCTTTCTTTGCCTCCTCACTTTCCATAGGGACTCCGAACAAGCGACTGGCTTCCTCAGGAGGCAATTCTTCACCGTTCCAACGTTCAAGGTTTCGATGAAGTTGCTCTGCAATACGGCGTTCAAGTGGATTAGCGTTGCGGCGCCTCTCTTCTTCACTCATACGCTTAAGACGACGACGAGTCTCCTTATTAGCTCGTTTCACGAACTTGCGCAAGGCTCTCACGTATGGATCTTTGCGTAGCTTCCTCAGCATGTTCCAAATGATGAGTCGTCGAATCAGGCGATCGCCCGTCGGACTGAGCAAGAAGACCAAAACAACGGCAAATACAAGTAGCACATACTTCATCAGTGTTCCTCCTTTTCGTAGTGAACATCGTCATCCAGCCACGCTACCAGTCTAGCGTGGTGGGGATTGCCTGTCTCCTTATGCTTGACATGGTACCGAATCAGGACCTTCTTTCCCACGTATTCGGGGCTGAGCTGCCCATTCTCTCCTACCATCTTTCTTCTATCTTCATGCGACAGGCTTCCAACGATTGCGATTTTGTTTCCGTCCTTATCTGCGACGACCACCGACCCCACCATTCCTGCAATGCCTCTGTCGCCCATCTTGTGGATCGAATGGATGTATCCCACCTCTTCCTCGAATCGCTTGAACTTCCACCACGTCTTTGCTCGCCTCCGTTCGTACCTTGATTCCCTGTCTTTGATTATCAATCCTTCTCCGCCCTGTTTGACTACTGCATCGTACCGCTCCTTGACGCTGAACCGCTTGCCCGGGATCCATTGAGGAGTTAGGTCGAATCCCAGGCCGAGCTTCGATAGATGCTCCTTCAGTAACTTCCTCCTGACTTTTAGAGGCTCTTTCTCGACGTTCATGCCGCCAAGACTGAGAATATCAAACACTATGTATCTTGCCCATCCCCGCTTCTCTTGTACCTCTATCCCGCTTAGGGCTCCTCCACCATTTATCGACATCGCAAGATGCAAGTCGTTGTCGCACCAGAGCCGGCTCTTTCTGTTCGGCGTGTTCGGATACGCCACCAATTCCCCATCCAGAACCGTTCCGTCATACTCCTCGGGATAAGGCTTGTGAAATTGGGGGTAATGGTCCGTCCTCTCTGTGAAGAGCTGCGTGTGTAGCGAACGTCCCCTAGTCTGGAATCTGACTCGCCCGTTCAGGAGAAAACACAGCATTCGCACCCCGTTGAACTTTGGCTCGATTGCGTATTTCGCATCGTTAACCTGTTCTGCTGCCTCGTCCGTGAAAATGCCTGCGTCCGTTGCAAGCATCGGCTGAATCTGAGGCAACGTATCTGGCCGTATGAAGTGGGCCGCCACCATGTTTTTAAGAGCTTCGAGGCTGACCTCCTGCTTCGTAAACTCCAGAGGCTTCCCTTCAAGCTCCTCGAGCTTCCGTTTCAAGTCATCCCATGCAGGAGCCATTTTCTGTTTCTCCTTCCCTTTCCTTCTTCTCTATAAGTATTGTCATCACACCGACAGATTCAACGTCGGCTTCCCGAAAAGTCTGTATCCATGGGTGATGCGTCTCTTGATGAGCTGAGCAATGAATTTAACTGCATCCTCCTTCGAGGCGAAGTACAGTTTCTCGGAGCGCCCGTTGGCGTAGTCGCCCGGCCCGGATCGCAGACGCCCCCATCTCCTTTCCACCGACCATCTGGAATCTTCCCTCCACAGCTTGACAATGTAGAACTTCCTGCTGGGCGGCTTCGTATTGACGAGAGACATGCCTCCAAAGAAAACCGTCATCTCCCCCTCCTCTGCTGTTTTTTAGAATCCTCGTAGCTGTGATTTTCGCCCTTGAAAAACAGGGGCTCGCCTTCCTCCGGCAACACCAAGAACCGGATGGGTTCACAATGCCATTCTTTGCACACATGCCCGTCCGACCACTCGATTTTCTTCGGAGTGTTCTTGGCGATTACTTCATGTCCGCACTCGGAGCACGTCCACTTTTTCATCTTGATTCTCCCTTCTTCTCGAAATAAAGCCTCGTCATCTCAGCGGTTTTCTCGTTGAATCTGATAATGATGGGTTCCAACTCCTGCATGATTGCCTTGTTTCTTCGATTTCTCTGAATCGGCTCCACGATCCGTCCGGCTTTCCAGCTTTTCTCGAGTACCTCTTTCATCCTCATCACTCCATCCCCCGGCTTCGATTCGGGCTTGGCCGTGCTCAATGCCAACCATATGTCGTTCAAGACAAATCCGATTTCGTACCTCCGATTGAGTCTGCTCATCTTGATTCCCGTCGCAAACCTTGCTCGGTGCTCCGCGATTTCAACGTCCGTCCATCGATACTCCGGTCTGTCGTATCGCTGCCTTTTGGCTTTCTCAATTAACATCACCCGACTTGTCGATTTCTTACTTCCCATTCCGTCCTCCTAAAATTGATTTTTTCATTTTCCCTTTTTAAGGATTGTCACCGACCGTCATGTTTCAACGGTCCTCTTCACTCCGCACGACTCCGCCATCTTCGGCTTGTATGAGTACTCGTAACCCTGGAACTCCTCGGGACAGATCAACTTGAACCACCTGTAAAACCTCTCGTCGTGGCTGCCCGTCTCTGCGTACAAGTGAGCCAGCTCGTGCGCCACATAGTATGTGAAGAACCCACGTCCCCGTCTCAAGGACCAGAGCGGGACCGAAAACTCGCCACGGCTTGGAAATGCCTTTCCCTGTCTAACGTCAACGATGACGCCCTCGACATCCTTACTGCGATCGCCAAGTCTCTCGATCGATAGCTCAGTTACCACAGCATCCAGTTCTTCCTGGAACTCCTTCCGAACCTTCTTCCATTTCGTTTTCATTCCCATCTCCCTTTGCTTAAAATCCATCCCCCGGTGAAGGTGGACGGTGCGCCGTCCTTTACAAATTCGATACGGCATCTACGCCACTTCCATTCACTAGCCCACCGTCTCCGAGGGCCTCCTGTAATAGTGATATTGACAGGGACGGATTCATGAAGACCCCGGAGACGAAATTGACATCCAGGATAGCTAGAGTCAATGCGATCATCCCCAGGTTCTAGAGTGCCAGGGAGACTCCAGCCATCCGGCTCAACCCAGTCCCCGACCTTTGGGGGGCCGAAGAATTTTAAGCCTTGTTCTTTCGTCATCTTTGCCTCCCCTCAAAAACCGACTCGGACTCGGCCTCTTCCATCAACTCCTCGATGGTGTCTTCCATCGAGCACATTGACTCGCCGAGATAGTCATGCTCGTTTGTAAGAGCAATCTTCACGTGAGCCAACCAGTAGGCGTCCGCTCTACTGTAGGCTCGCGTGCCCTCGAGGATTCCCCTCGCTTCATCCAAGAGAGAAAGCATCTCCTCTTGAATTTCCTCAAGCCGTCTGACTTTTTCTTTCATTTCACTCACCGTTACCTCCTTTCAGATTAAGCTCATATCCCAAGCCCCGGAAAATTTCAGCCATTTTCCGCGCCTGAGACACCAAGGAATACTCCAGCCTGCAACCGTTATCAAGGATGATAACGGCAACGGGCGGTGTTTCGCGGATTTCTCGCAGCTTCATTTTTACCTCCCTTCCTTGATTCTTTCGACTCTGATTAGGCAGCCGATTCCGAGCGCCACCTCTCGATTTCGTCTCCAGGCTTCGGCTTCCGCTATGCTCCTGAACTCCCGCTGCCTCTCGTATCCGATTGAGTTTTCAAACCAAACCCTGAACCTTGCTTTTGCTTTTTGGTTTCTCACTTTTACCCCCTCATCACTCTTTCGAATCTTTCGATCTCCTCTTTCAGCCTTCGCTCTTCGATTCCAAGGTTCATGTCCCGCCTTACTTTCAATTCCCTTTGGATTCGGCTCAGCTTCGATTTCAAGTTTGCGATCCTCATTCTCAATTCCCGGTTTCTGCTTTCTACCCACTCCGGATTCAGTTCCGTCTTTTTCCTTTTCTCCTCGAAATGTCTCTGATAAAACCTTCCGAATCTCTTGTACCCATTATTCATCATTTTCCTTTTCTCCCTTCATTTTGGTTTTTTCTTTTTGTTTTTTCATCCTATTAATAATATAGTCTTTTTCTTCCTATTTGTCAAGTGTTTTCTAAAATTTTTTTGAAAATTTTTTCTTCCGTATCTTCCTGTCAATACGAAGGTTTCGGAGATGGGAGCGATTGGCCGGAAAAAATTTTTGTCTTCGGCGGAGGTGACGCCGTATCTCCCGGGAATCATCACGGATCAGGGGAATTCATGCCGGAAAATCGCACCCCGTTGAATCTTCCCTCGACGGCGACAATACATACAGAGGAAAATTTAGGAGAAAATTTTAGGAGGCTGAAATGGCAGAGAAGCGGCGGGTCGAACGGCGGGAGTTCGCGCAGCACGACAACTCAAACCTGCGGTACATCAGGAAGGTCGAGACGCGGCTTGTCGAGGATGGCAACTTCGAGTACCGTGGCGGAAAGTTAGAAGACGCTCGTACCCTGGCGCACGTGTTCAGAAAGCTCATCCATTTTGACAGGGAGCAGGCCGTGGTGCTGTTCCTGGACAGAAACGACATGCCAATCGGATATGACATCTGGACAGGCGGAATCGACTTTGTAGTTATCGACCCGAGACAGATTTTTAAGCAGATGGCGTTGTTAAACGCAAGTAAGGTGGTTTTCTGTCACAACCATCCGGAGGGAGAAGCCAGACCGAGCCAAGGCGACCAGATGTTTTGTATCCAGATGTGTCAGCTTTGCAGAGTAATGGGATGGGTCGTCAAGGACTTCATTGTGCTCGGGCGGAGGCGATCCGCGGGCGGCTCCCGGGAGGTGGCGTTCTACTCGTTCGAGCAGGAAAACGACCCAGCGTTGCTCCGTCCCGAACGCGGCCCCGAAAGCATCCTCAGGTAGCGTTCAAAATCAACGCCTCACCCAGCGACCCTGCCAACAGGGTTTGACTCGTGACCAGGCTCAGCCATTCTGCCTCCTCGGGGTCCGAGACGAATCCCATCTCAACGAGGATCGCAGGCATTCTCGTGTTGCGAAGGACGTAGAATCTCCCCTCTTTTGTCCCCCTGCTATGACATCTCATCGCCTCGCTGACGTCGTCGACGAGGCGATCCAGCACAGCCTTCGCCAACCTTTCCCCCGAGGTTGAGCCTGCGTAGTGCCAAACTTCCAGCTCGATTCCGTACTTTCCGCGCAATGGGCGGGCGTTAGTATGGAGGCTTATGAAGTAGTCGGCGTTCAGATTGTTTGCGATGTCACACCGTTCCTGAAGCGAAACGAACGTGTCGTCGTTTCGCGTCATCGCGATCTCCATGTTGGAGTTGCGTTCGAGATAGTGACTGAGGTATAGACCAACGTCGAGGTTGATGTTCTTCTCGAAGATCAGGCCGTCCCTGCTGACCGCTCCGGGATCCCGGCCTCCGTGTCCCGGATCGATGACGAGCCTACCCATAGACTTCATCCCAAGCCTTCACCAGAGCTTTAAACCGAGACCAGTTGATCCTCTCTACACGATAGTCCTCCAGATACCGTACAACACCGCCTTCATCGAGTATCTGAATTGTCTCCACCGGAAACGACCCGTAGACGATACGCTTTCCCTTCGCCTTGGCTTTCGCCCACATGAACTTCCCCATCTCGTACTGCTGATCGGCATCTCCGAATATGAACGTCGGCGAGGGGTCATTTGGAGGCCACGTCATTCCGTGCCCATCACGAGAACGACCACCAGCATCCTCCGTGAACCTTCGCCACTTGTTCGCCGACCCAAGATAGACATCAACGAGCGGTCGTTTTCGTCCATGGCTGTCAGTGATTTTTTCGGCAAAGTCAGCTTTCGTCGAAAATCCGTGCATTTCGGCCATCGCCAATCTGTCGTATCCCTTCTTTCCGTGCCATCCCAAACGCACCACGTCGCCGACCTTGACGCCCGCCCGAAGAGTCGTCCACTCACGAACTCCGACTACCGCGTTTTCAACAAGCATCCTGTTCTTCTCCTCGTCCACGCTCTTGACAACGAAGTCTGCTTTCTGATCACACTCCCCTTGCTTCACGCACAGATGGGGTTCTCGAAGCTCGTCCAGAGCACCCTCCGAATGGCTGATGTCGACAATGACATGTCTCAAGTCCGTGTAGTGCTTCAGCACGTTCTCATAGACATCCTCATGAAACCGCATAATCTCATGGAACGCCGTTCCGCTGCCGCCGTGCGCTGGTTCATTGCACACCTTGAACCACGGCTTGTAGGCGTCGCCATACACTTTGCGGTACACGAGGCACACCCTCTCGGTCAAGTCATACACATACGACCTGATAGACTGGTCCCAGATATGCCGGGCATGGATACCCTGGACGTTGTTCTGAAACGGATACATATTGTACCGAAA